TCTTCAAAACAGTCGTTCGAGTTATCTCCCCAACTGCCATAATCAGAAGATCTTGAAGTATCGTCCCAGCCATAATGCACTTCGTCTGCCGATATATTGGCGATCTCAGCCTGACATTCTTTCAATCTCTGCAAGTATAGCTGATAATATTTTCTGCTCTTGTCCATGTCACTGCTTCACTTTCATGTTTGTGCCAAAAATCTTCGACTTTCAAACGAACACTTTGCGACAATATCATCAAGTTGACCGAGCGGAAGATTGTAAGTTTGTTCCATTCCCAGAATCCCGTCGTAATATCCAGATACTGCGGTCTTAATATCATTTAACGACATTTCTTTTAAGTCTTCTTTATCCGCAACAACAAAGTACTTCCCCTCCTCGTCAGAACTAATTACTTGAATAAATAAGAACTCTCTATTTCCTAAGTCCTTTCGGCACTGCATACAGTCGCTATCTGTCTCTACAAACCCATTTTTCATTTCCAGCATAACTTATACCTCCTCATTTTTCATTTACTCAACACTTTCCATTTACCAATATTTTCCGTATCAAAAAATGAATATAATTCCTGTTCTGTTAACGGCGTAATTCCATAAACACCATCATATCCGAATCTTTTTAAATCATCTTTAATGAATTCTTCTGCTTCTTCAAAATTAGGATAATGATCTGCTTTAATCGCAATACTATATTCTGCGTCAATAAGTCCTCTGCAAATTTCACTCCCATTGCCAGTACTATTCCTTAATTCTTCTTCTGTTGCCTTTCTCCCACAGTTTAACTCGTAATATTTTACTTCCATAGTTGCTCTCCTCTCTGTTCATACCGCAGGAACATCACAAATTCCCATAATCACATAATTTAAGCCAGCATAATATCCAGCCATCTTCATACATTCAGTGCAAAGGTGCTTTAAATTAGTGTAATAATCAGATTTTTCATCATCGAAGACCATTTCTGCTGTTTCACTTTCGAAGATGCAATTATTTTCATTAACTGAAAGAACTCTTATGTAAGCCGAATCAGTCATTCCGGCTTCTATATCTTCCGGCAGAAGATTTTCCCCTCTAATAAAGTTGATTAACAAAAACTCCTTTGCTCTAGGGATATATACTACAATTTCCCTATTTCCTGCAATGACATTCTGGAATTCTTTTGTCATATATATTGCGTTGATTTCGCTCACGTTGTTTGCATTAAAAAAACTTTTAATCATCAACTCTCCTCCTTATTGACTCAATCCTTTAAATACTCTTCTATCATGTGTTTACACCAGTCAGCCAGTTGATTAGATATCCTCCTTGGTGCTTGTGTAATCCTGAAATTTGGCGTTAAGACGAAAAACTCATTGTGCTTTCCATCATAATACAGCCTGTACTTGTCATGCCAGACACCAACACATTTATATGCTTCCTGCTTCATATTCGTCACCTAAAATACATAATCCCACTTTTAGTTACAATCTTATCTAATACTCGAGGCAAAATCTTAACAGATGTTATTCCTAAAGATTCTTTTAAGAATTCAACCGCCTCCTTTGCTTTTTCTTCTGTTGAACAGCGCGCAAATACTGAATTTTCAAACATTCCGCCCCCGACTACTTCCCATATGTACTCAGAATCGTGTGTAGGAGGAACAAATGTCATGAAACGAGAAATATATTCTACGCATGACTTAAAGTCTGTGTATTTATTTGGGTTAATTGGCTCTCCATCATACGCCGCAAAAAATACTTTTGCGTTATCTCTTGGAACCTGTTCGCGATTACTATGCATATCATCAAGAATATCGCTACATTTATTTGCCTTGATACAATACGCTGTTCCGAACGAATCTTCCGTTACGATATAGATAGGATATTTTTCAGTAGATTCTATTCTCATTTTTCGTCTCCTTCCAGATTCTCCTAAAGTCTTCTAAATGTTTCGTCCGCTTTAATGCCCGGCAAGGCAATTCCAATAGAAATACTTTCTACGAGCTCCATTTTAATGCAATCATGCATAAGTATCTCCAATGCATTTGCCCTTGCTCTTGGGATACTTGAATAATATAAAGTAAATCGAAAACCTTTTGGATATTTTCGAATTTTATCAATTGTTTTAAAATATTCTTCAGATTTTCTCAGCTGCTCTACTGTCATCTCTGTTCGCTCCTTTTCTTAAGTCTCATACTATTTACTGCTTATAATGGCAATTATGTGGTAAATATATGATTAACCTCTATCGCAGAATACTCCACCATTCCCTCGTCATATTTTTCTTTTGCGAAAACTCTCCATCCGCCTCTTATAACTCGAAGGTCGTCAACTGAATTTATCTCGAACTCTCTTTGCTCGACTCCACTTCTGCCAAATTGAATTATTCGCAATAAATGCTCTTTTACCTCATCTTTAGTTCCGATAAATCTCGTGATGTCTACATCCCCATCGTCGTTCTTGCAGACAATCCATTCATAATCTCTGTTCTCCGAGTAAATTTTTGAAACCGCATATCCTCTTTCTATTAACTCCTTAATCATTTGTTCGTCTGTATATATCTCAAAATCGCAATTACTGACATCTAATTCCTGCTTCCATGCTTTAGTTTCCGGATCGAAAATAAATTCACAACATCTATTTCTATCGTCAAAATAAGCAATACTTCCTTTTACTATATTTGGATTCAAGATATCTAGAAAGTATAGAACATCGCCTCCTAACTCATAACTTTCTAAAGAATCTTTTTCAAAATATTCTTCTTTAGTTAAAAATTCGATTTTCCCATGCCTGATTCTATAATCTAACTCGCCAAGAACATACAACTTATTATCTAACTCAGAAATATTAACACTACCTTTAAATGTAGCCTCACCAAATCCACGCATAAAATGTCCCATGATAAAATCTCCTTCCTGTTTTATTCGCAAGTCTCATATAAATCCAAGTCGTCGTTTTTATTCGGCCGTCTGGCAAAATATTCTTCGCTAAAGCTATCCGTATTTTCACAAGTGCCGCCGTACTCCTCATTTACAATGTCTATTGCTTCTTCTTTGGAGCTAGCTCCAACTAAATATGTATGTTCATATGTTTTTATTATAGTAACCAGAAACTTATCAGCCGATGCTTCTCCGCGAGTAATCTCTTCTAAACATTTGACTAAATATTCTTCAAATTCCACACCAACAAATTCAAAGAACATTTCCTTTACGGCTTCTTTATCTTTACTCTTTTTGTAGATATTGAAAATATCCTGAGATATGCCGGAAATTTCAAAGTCTGCTTTATCCAGCAGGTCTACGAGAATCGTATCTGAATCCCGAATGCTTCCTTCCGGTGTATCATAATTTAAATCTTCCACTTCTTTGATTGTTTTTAAAATTAAATCATTCATCATACATTGCCTCCTTAATATCTTTTGTTTTAATGGAGAATTTGCTCGTCCATTGTTCAGAACTAACATCTTCGTAACTATAGATATCAATTATTTTTTTATTATTCTCTGATTTTGCTTCCGCAAGAACGATATCTATAACATCTCCGGAATCCGATTCAAAACAAACATATATACCATCATAATTCGGGTCTTCATTTCTGCCAGATACTAAATACCCTCCATCTACCTTTACTCGAATCTCGTTCTTCAATTCGCTTCTCTTCTTTCTAATTACATTCGTCATAATCAAATATCAGGATACGATTCCAGTTCTCAATTAAGTCGTATTCATTTTTATAAAACCGCTGAAAGTCACAATTAGACCATCTGTCATGATTTTCCTCCGGGTCAGCTCTGAGCATAATCCTATTTCCATTTCCTTCATGCGGCACAACCACCACAAAAATAAACGGAATCTTTTCTATATCTCGGCGAAAAAGCAAATGGCTGTCTTCGTAATTTTCTATTAACCGGAATCCGCATCTCTCTAAACCTTCGATTATCTTCTTTGTATTCAAAGTCTATTTGCCTCCTAAATGTTTTCTAATCCACGATTTGGCGTTCGCTAAAGATGTGCATTTAATAACCTCCAGTTTTTCTGGACATTCAATGCTGACTATATATTCTTTTCCTTTTGGCTGCAAAGTGATAAGTTCTATCCATGCATACTTGCCAAATCTTTCGCTGTTTATCTCTGCTCTCCATCTTGTCGGCTTGTCATTCCCGTCTTTGTTGATAACCTGCCACTTTATCCGCATATTTCTCCCTCCTTTTATCATTTCTTTCAAAGTAGAAGTTCTTTCAAATTTCTCACCACTTTAATTCTTTGATTTAAACTATCATTTCATGAGTTCTTCAATGTCTTTTATAAGTTCATTTAGAGAGTCGCTTTCTGGAAAACTATTTGCCCATCCAATTTCTATAAGGTTAACAATGTCATCGTAACCCAGAAAATCGCAATTATATTTTTCCGCCAATTCTCTCCACTTCGGTAATTTTCCTTTCCAATCTTTTATTGTTGCAGGGATAATAATTTTCCAAAGCTGATTCGCTTCTTGCGTGATATTGTTCCAAAAATCCGCTGAACAATTTTTTATTTCTATTGTATAGAAGTTTTCATCACATAACTCACATACAAAACTGTATCCAAGAACATCACTTGTATATAATTCTTTGCCACACCGAGGACACATAGCACTTGTCCTATATTTTTTCATAAAATCCCCCTTTTTTATTTTCTATCCATTGCTTTAGATAGCAGTTCTCTTCCGTGCTTAATCCTGTTCGTATATTCCGGATTATCTTCCAGATGAGGATATGACTCATAATCATCATACGTTCCATGCAGCCTACATTCGTGAATCCACGCTGTTCCTACTAACTTAACCGGAGGAAAATGCTTTTTGTCTGGATGCGTAAAAGGATAACAATAATCATGTTCCCATCCGGTTGCATCCAACTCTCCCTCTTTATATCCTAGCTCAATAAGAATATCTTCTATCATTCCTGGATTAAACGGTGCGATATTTGAAAATTCTACTCCAAAATCCTCTCTGTCCTCATCGGTTATACCCGGCTCAAATTTTGTAAGCTCATTGATTGCAACAAGAACCATGTCCTTTAAATTTTCTTTTTCTTCAGTGTCCATTCTGTACAATGATTTCTGTCTATGCAATAACATATTATTTTCCTACCTTTTTGATCTTCTCCTTTAAAAAAGCTGACCAGCAAAAAGCCAGCCAGCTAAAATAATTACGCTTCTAATTCTGCAATCGCTTTATTCAGTTCCTCATCGGTCATCTTCTCCAGCGCCTCATCTGCTCTTTTCGCCTTAATTCCGAGAAGCCTCTGCTTTAATTCACTGTTTTTCTTTTCGTTTTCTCTTGCTTCTTTCTCTTCCAGTTTTACTCTGACAATGTGTTTAATAATCTCGATTTTGTCTAAAATCGCTTCGTCTTCCTCGCTTTTCGTGTTCAGAAGACTTTCTTCCTCGTTCTTTTTTGCTTCTGTATTAAGAGTTTTGAACACAGCATCTAATTCCGTGAGCGACAGATACCATAAATCTTCTACTGATGCGTTCCCTTTGTATGGAAATCTATACTGTTTTCTTGTTGCTACTTCAAATAAATTTTTATTTTTCATGATAAAATCTCCTTGTATAATAAATTTGTAAGTAAGAAAAATTGTCTATACACTCATCTCTTTTTCGATATAAAAGTAAGGATACTTAAAAAGAGTGTCCTTTTCTATTCTTTCTATCATCAACTCATGGCTCCGCCGTCTCATATATTCATCAATATATGGATCACAGTGTCGATTTGACGAATGATTGATTAAACTGGATTCAGGACGGTCTGCATATAAGTCAACGACTGCAAGCACTGATTCTTTCTCATCATCATTTTCAAAAACGTTATTTCCTCTAGCATATTCAGCAAACTTTTCATACAAATCCATTTCATTAACACCTCCTCTTTAATAATCATATTCATCATCTTTCTAAAAATTTTTTCATTTCTTTTTTACTATTATGCCGAAATATAACGATCTCTCCTTTCTAACCGATTCTTTCTAATATACCGTCTACATTTTTTACAGATATTGACCCGTATTCCGAAAATTCGGGGATGTCGAGATTAAACACATAAGCCATTGGGTATCCTGCCTCCATGTCTCTCTTGTCTAATTCCCATTCTTCTTCATCGCTGGACACAAACAAAATAGACAGCAAAGCTCCAACAGCTGCTCCATTATATATGGCGTGATATGCCATACTTCCAGTTTTTTCTTCCCATTTATCTATGAGTTTTTTATATTCTGGAGTAATTTCACAGATAGGAAAAGCTGGGGAAACAGATAACCCAACCTCTCCATCTTCTTCGAATATTTTAATCGCAGTTGGGGAAATCCCCAACATTTCCATTCGTTCAATCGCTTCCTGTTTCATTTTTTCTTTCATACCACTCTTTCCTCCTAAAATTTAATTTTCATAATTCGTTCTGTAGCTCCTTTCACCTTAACAATAAGTTCATCTCTCTTTGTCAGACTGAATCCAATTCCTGAAAGCTGGTCTTCCGTGTCTTCTGTATGGCACTTTGAACCAAGAGCTTCAAACACTCTCTTATGTTCTAAAAGCTCATTTTTAAGGAATTCATTATAGAAGCCATTTGGTTCTTCATCATTGACACAGCCATCTAAGAAAAAGAACAAATGTTTGTTTCCAATTCCCTTCTGCTCGTCAAAATAATTCGGTGAATAACTAATGACGGATACCGGAACAAACTGATTTGTATTCACACCCCAAATCTCTCTGCTGGAAATTGAAGAGTTTCCGCTTAATTTCTCCTCGATTGTAAAGTTTCCATACTTATCCAATGTAACTTCTGCAACCGTAACGTTTTCTCTGGATCTCATACTTCTTCCATAATCAAATGAATGGATTTCGCCGTTAAATTCGATTTCTGCTCTAAATCCTTTCTTGACACTTCCACTAAACTGATTTACAAAAAACTTATATTTGCCCGGTTTCATCTTAGATAAGTTATCCCAAGTAATATTTTCTACTGCAATATTTCCATATGGATAGACAATATCTACATCAAGCTGTCCTCCTAAACTAGATTTTCTCGGTTTTCGGCAATTACTAAAGTAAATTTCATTCCCATCTGGTTCAACGCAATGAGCATCTAAATCGCAATTATCATTTCCATCTTCGTTCCACTGAATTGAAAATCTTAAAACACCGTCAATGGCTCCACCTGCTGCTTTTACATTCTGCTTTAAGTCGGAATCTGCAATATTTCCACTGTAAGCCCAGCTTAAACCATTATTCCACTTAAACATTGTTGGAGCTTCCGAATCAACCGGCGCAATCATAGAAACAAGGTTTTTGCTGTGTTTATTTTCAATAAAAGCTTCGACTCCTCTTGCCGTAGGAAGAACATTTTCAATAAAATCTTGTACAGCAATTTCTTCAACTCGTGAAAATTTCTTAGGATTAATTGCGACTTCTTTTTCTAACTCACCAAAAATATCTCCGGCATTTGAGATTCTTTTAGCTGCGTCTTTATTTGAAAAAAGAATGTTATTGATTGTAATGTCATCAAGATTTGCAAATCTTCGCTGCAAGGAATTCATATATCCAAGCTCTGTGAGCGTATTTTTTGCGTCTTCTAACATTTTCTTTGTGAAGATTGCCTTCGGACGCTTATAATTCGCCGGAGCTACAATCTGCTCATATCTCTTAACTGCTGTGTCTAAATCGACTCCTTCACTCACATCCACTAAAAGAACTCCAATACTGTGATTTCTAATTCTGCCGATTGAAATTCCTGCCGCTAAAGAGTTTTCCCACGCAAACAGTTCCTTCTTTTCTTCTGATTCGATTTTATCGTACTTCTCTTTGTACTTTTTAAACTCGGTCAGTGCTGATTTCCATTCGGCTCCTCTATAAAGAGTATTTGAAGCAATCAGCTCAAGAATTGTATCTACAGCTTCCATGGAGATTTCATCTAAAGAGCGCTTAAATACATTTTTCGTATCTCTAAATCCACCCTTAATATCTCCGGCAGTTCTTCCGCTTCTGTCAACCAGTTTTCTTGGTAACTCGCAATAAAGATGATGCCATGTAATAACCTTATCTCCGGCGTTTTCTCTGTTTAAATCAACTCCGATTTTTGGTAGTTTACTGACGTAAATATCTTTTACTTTGTGAGATTTTACAAATACATCTAACGCATCACATACCGGCTGATAGGTTTTATCGCCGCCTAAGTCTAACTCCCAAATTGTATGTACTTCTCCGTCTTTAATCGTTACTGCAGCACCAATGTTCTTGATGAACTGACGACAGACTCCACAATCATGCTCTCTTCTCTGTCTGTAAATTCCGTTTGTTCCCGCTGGAAAACTGCTTAAATACATCTCCCACAGCTCATCCTTATCTACATCTACCTCAAATAATTTTTCGACATCAGATACCATCTCATTAAAGTGTTTCTGTAACTCCTGTTTAAACTTAGCAAAATTGTCCATATAATTTCCTCCTAATTATTCCTCACAAATTTCTTCTGCTGATTCTTCTGCATTCTCTTCGTCAATATTTTTCAGAATATCAAAGAGTGCCGCCAGCTCCTCTGCCGTAAAAGTAATTCCTTTTCCGCATCTTTCTGTTCCGTCTTCGTTCTCCTGCCAAGGTCTGATGTCATATTTAGGCTCCCCGTCGTTCCAAGACACGACTCTAAGCTCTTTATTCATCTTTCCTTCATTGTTAGAAAGTTTTCCATATTTTTCGATAACCTTGCAGTTAATGTCTGATGTTCTTTTACTTCCATAATTTTTAAATGCCATTTTTCTTCCTCCTGATATATACTTCTATATTTACCTGTATTTTTTTTGCGGTTTTACATATACTGAATAGAGCGAGATACATCCACAACTTCTGGATTCAGATCCATATCCTCTGAAATTAATTCTCTAACATATGCAGAAACCGATTTACCTGTTTTCTGCGCCATAATATTCAAGAACTGTTTCTCTTTTCCAGAAATAGCGACCGATGCGCCGTGCACGACTTTCTTCTTTTTGCCTGATTCAAGATAACTTCCAACTACCATTTCTGTTAACTTTTTCCCTGTTGCTGGTTTTACTAAAAAGTGTTTTCTCGCCATTTTAAAATCTCCTTACTGTTTATGCTTATATTTATATGATTATTTTTTCTGCTAAATTGCCTCTATTACTTCCGCAAATCCAGCTTCATTAGGATGTCTACCCATATCTTTCGCAATCAATTTCTGGATGTATTCTCTCTGACTTCTCCCTTCTAATTTCCGTTCAATATCCATATAGTCTTTATGCTCTCTACCTAAATTAATGGTTGTCTGCCCTCCCATCTTAGCCTTATTAATCTCGGCGCAAATACCGTTAATTGCCGCATTTCTTTTGATTGCTCTGGTAGTTTTCTTTGAATCTTTAATCATCTTTTATATCTCTCTTTCTTTTAAATTTGCCTATTAAAAAAGGACGTTGTTAACACGCCCTGTTTAATGCTGCCATCATTGAATGAACATCTACTGCCGCCATTGTTTTGTCGCTTGTCTTCTCAACCCAGCAACAATACTTTCTGGCGTTATCTCGGAATCCTACAAAAATGTATTCATCTCCGCCAAACTTTACTTTTCTCTCATAATCTTCTGGTGAAAATCCATATGTTCGGCATTTTCGTTCAAAATCAATCTTGCGAACATCTCCAATATCTGTTTTCTTGGCAGATACTCTCATTTTAAATTCATATTCTCCATATGTAATAGAACCGAATTCAAAATCTAAATGATATTTCTCTTCCAGTCCGGCGAGAACTGCCTTCATATCTTCTCTTAATTTTGTAAATTCTCCCTTATTAAAATTCATGTCTCCTCCTTTATACGGCGTAATGAATTTCTTTTGGCATTTTTCTGGTAATAACAGCGCATTTGATTCCGGCTTTTTCTAATGAAGCTTTCTTTCCTCTTTCGTCTTCGTACTCATCATCATAGCAATAACTAATCAAGAGGTTTTCCGGAGTGATAATATGAGCCGATTTCTTTTCGTCATAAAATGCATCACAAGGATTAAATTTAATATCAACAACATTTCCGCCGCGCTTATCATACATGTAAACTGATTCGATATCGGAGCTGAACATATCAAGAGAAGCATTTCTAGATTTAAATACAGTTCCATTATTATAGATAAGAGAAACATTATACTGTTGGCGTTCCGTGTTTACAATATTCAGGTCTTTGATTGCTTCAGAAAATTTGATTCCTGTATTTAATTCCGTAGCGACTGCTCGGAGACAATCGTAGTTTAAGCTTACTCTGTTTGCAAATGAAATGACATTGTTGATTTCCGGATAAAAATCTTCCTTTAATTTATCTTTAAGATATACTTCAACTTCAGCCGCAGATGGATATTCGAATCTAAAATGATAATGGAATCTACCCGGACGATTGATAAGGTAATCATTGAGCTTTCTTAATTCGTTGCATGTGATGACGAACAATTTCTTTCCGTCGGATAACCCATCGAATAACGTCAGTAAATCAGTTTGCGGAGATGCTTCGCCATCTTTTGATTTCACTTCTCCGAATGTCTTGTCAAATTCATCGAATAACACCATTACTTCCTGCTCAATTTCTTCGATGTAAGATGCAATTCCTGGAACGTATTTATCTACTACAATAACAGGTATTCCTTTCTGGATTGCTGTATTCGCCAGCATTTTTGCGAATAATGATTTACCAATTCCCTTGGCTCCGCTTAAAATCACTCCAAGATTACGGTCGCTTGATGAGAACATATTCATAACTTTTGCAATTTTTTCGTTATGAACTCCATATATTTTTGATTCTCTTATTTCCATATCATTGTATTTTTCTAAAAAGAATCCTCTCGTTTTTGAACACCTAACCACATAGGACTGTGCAGGCAACTCACTGTACACTTTCATTGCGTCGTCAAAAATATCGTATGTATTATCACCTAAATTAATTGCTTTCATTTAAATCTCCTTTAATAATCTGTTAAAATTTCTGGCCGCTTAAGAATTTTCTTCAAGCTAATCGGCTGTACTTCTTTCTCTTCTATCCTCAGATATAAGCTTTGGAATTTCCTTATTGCGCCGCTTTTTGTTACCGCAAAAACAATAGCTACATCATCTGTAAATCTGTGACCTATCATCTGGCCTGCCTTCGCAAAAGACCATAAAAACATACATTCTCCTTTAAAGTTTTAAATCGTTTTCTTTGATGAGCCGTCGAGCAACCATTTTATTGATTTTCGGCTTAATTGAAATGGAATTACTTCCGTTTGTATAAATGTAATGGCTTCCGTTAACGCGGTCTAATTTATATCCATTCCGACGCAGAAGCCTTTCAAATTCTCTCTTGTTCCAAGTTTTTACTCTAGTCATATCGCACCTCCCTTCTTTCGCCACCATATATTAACATCTGTCTTTGTCTCATATTGTAGAAAGAACTTTTGTCTTTGAGTTATAGTGTAAAATATTTTCGGGAGAAAAACTTCCTATTTTACAATAGATTGAACTAAAAGCAGAAAATATAAAACCAAGAGAACTCTTTTCTCTTCTTTCAAAATATTTAAGGTGATTTAACGCCTCTTTTTGCTCTATAGCCACAGCTTTTCCGTTATTGCTAGATAAAATAAAAAATGAACTATTTCCCAACATTTCGCTTACCCTATTAAACACTCTTCTGTTTATTAGATCTAATCCTATATTTCTGGAAGCCGGTTCCTCTAAGAAAACATATTTATCAGAATGAATGTATTTTATTCGGGCATCGCCGAAATCCCATTTAGCCTTCGATTCGAAAGTTTCTAAAAATTCGTCTTTTGACATTTTTATTTTTCGCAATAACTTCATAGTGACAGGGCGCTTATCTCCCGTTATTCTTGTTGTGAAATAAAATTTTACAATGTAACTACCAGATAAAATCTTCTTCTCAATTACTCCCGGTTCAGAAGTGTCTTCTTTATATATCTTTTTATATATTTTTAAATCTGAGTAATCGCGCACATACCGATATTCTCTAGCTATAATTTCATCAATAAATTGTGAGACTAGCGTTTTTATATCTTCTAGATTCCCTAAAAGGAAGATTTTGCTCTCAAGGAATTCAAGTATATCCTCTCTTGTGAACATAGAAGAACAAGAAAAATCTCCTAAAATCCAATATTCCTCTTCAAAGAAAAGATCTGTTGATCTCATTAATCCCCCTAAATGAGATGTTTGAGCCTTTAATTCTCTCATAAACAAATCAAACGTTGCACAATCTCTAATATTTGTTTTCAATCCAATCCTCCTAATCTTTCCATTGATGCATTAAAATCCGTCATTAAAACGTCTCTGATTGCCATGTTAAAAGGAATTCTTTCGGTATTTTTTATGTTAAAGCATTTTCTTTCACTCGGATCATAATAAAAAATATAATTAATTGAATGATTTAAATTAAAAGCAATCATAGCTGCCCTCCTTATTTTTGAAGCATCCGATCCTAAAACTTCTCTTTTTACTATGCTACTTATTGCACTCCACTTAAAGGCAGTCCCTCTTCTAAAATTACTGAATAAACAAATAAACGGCTCTTGATCTAACCTCGCCGCAATTCTATCAAAAAATCTAGGCTCTAATATATCATCTAAAATATCTTTGCCATTTTCCTTTAACACCAATACTCCATCTCTTTTATGCATAATTATTTTGCTCTGCTCTGGTTTTGTTTCTTTTGCTTTGTTTAAAAACTCCTCTTTTGTCACTCCTATAAAATCGAGAGCCACCTTATCTACGAGCTCATCAATAAATTCCCCTATGAGATAGTATTTTATTTTATACGCACCTCCAAATATATTTCTTCCTATTTCGTATCTCTCGTCTAGCGGCCCCTTAAAAACTCTGGGTTTAATTTTCTGCTCATCTAATCCACTCAAATAAACATACTTATTGCGAATCTTTTCTTGAATAAAATCTTCGGCTAATTTCTCTGGAGATAAATCGTCTCGGTTTATAAAATCTACAATTTCTATAAAATTAAATGCAATACTATCAAGCGGATCTCCAAATGCATAATTATGATTACCTAAATTCCTTAAGCCACCGAATTTCTTCGTCTGATTTTCAACTTCTTTTAATACATTATCTACTTCGTTAGTCATAATTCCTCCTAAATCCGGCAAACATAATAGTCAATAACATCATTAAAACAAATATCTCCGTGAATCATAAAAAAGTTCGTCCACGCATCTGCTTCGCTGCATCCTTCTACAGTGTCTTCTTTTTCTTTTCCACTTTTGTCAACGTATATAACATCAAGCTCTACAATATAGTCATCTGGAGCAAACCATTCTCCGCAATAAGAAGAGTCATATCCATAGTAATAATTCGAGAGGCTACATGCATCAGGAATATATTCAAATTGAACCTTCTTGCCGGCTTCATCTTCCAATAATTCGGAAACAATATTGATCGTATGAAACATTTCTTCCATGTTTACCTCTTCACTTGTCGTGTGAGCGTTGTAATATCCGCAGCTAAGATTTACTGCGGCAATTCCGGCAAATGGAGCTAAATTTGAAATATCACTGAAACTTCCGTATGTTTTCTTGTATCCTGTAAACTCTGTAATATATTTTGTAAAATCTTTATTATCGCAATCATAAAAAACCGCATCATCTGAATTTGCCCGGTCTAATTCAATCATATAATTGAGTTTTTCGAGCTGTTTTGCTTCTTCTGTTTTTATGAATTTGTCGCTTCCAACTCCTCCAATTTCTTCATCTTCGCAGAAAAGAATTGAAGGACGAAATCCCATTTTTATAATCTCGAGAATCATGTATATTCCGCAACGGTCGTCACCTCCGATTCCATCTTGAGATGTTAGAATATGGTTTCCTTTTGCGTCCGTATATTCCATATATTCATACATCTGTACTTTATGTACTGTGTCCATATGAGCGGTTAGGAGAATTGGTATCTCTCCTTTTGCATACACCCAGCCATCTCCGTTTAAAGGCTTATATTTGGCGAGCTTTAAAACCTCTAAGAGAAATCCTTTGAGTTCATCTTGGGTCATTCGACAAATATCTATAAAATCAGCATATTTTACGTCGCTTACTTCGTTGAATTTTATGTGATTCATAATTGGCGCTTTTTGCTTGATTTTCTTAAATTTCTTTTTAGTCATGTCTTTTCTCCTTTGTTAAGCTATATCTTCAAGTCTTATCGGTTCATCCGAGAAAACAAGAGGTTGAGTATCTTCTCTTTCGCTTACACATCTACAGCATATGCCTTCTTCAAAGTCGAAATCATCGTCCAATACATACTCTCCGCATTCTTCGCATTGAGAACAATCTTCCTTACATTCGTATTCTCCTGTTTCCGATACGAACACATATCCTCCTCTTCTTGCACATTCTCCGCAACAAAATGTGGTTCCGTCACTTGTTGTAACTGCATCTTCTGTTCCGATTCTAACCCATTCATCACACCAGTAACACTGTTCAAATTCATCTCTATTTTCTAAGCAGCTATCGCATACACTCCCAAATCCGGATATATATTCAAGCTCATTATTAGGGCACAAGTCTCCGCATTCTTCGCATCTTGAGCAACAATCTTCGCAATAATAGTCGTCTCCGATTAAATACATGTCGTTTTCGTTAAAAGAATATCCACAATCTGCACATGTTCTTCTTTCATTGAAGCACTCTGCACAAGTCATCGTTTCTTGTTCATCATGTTCATCTCCACAACACGGGCAAATTCCGCTATGGCCCACATCTATTCTTCTCACTTCGTTGATGTTTTTTCCTGCAAGTAAAGATACGTTACAGTTCCCGTAGTTAAAATAATCAGCATAATTAGCTCCGCAATGGCAAATAACTTTCTCGCAGTTACTTCTTCCCTTTAATGGTTTCTGCCAAAGATTTGCAACGCCCCAAGAATCGGAAATGATTTTCTGCATAATATTTCTGATGGAGCGATAAATAGAATTCTCCCCATCATTATCCTGTGGATATACTCTCCCTTGCACAAAATACTCTTTTCTTGGGTCAATATGGAACATGCAGCGATTAATTTTATCTTGCAATTCAAATTCTTCGCCGTCATACTGCTTATCAACCGTATAGAATACGACGCTTACTCCATCAAGCATATAGCTGATTGTGCCTCCGCTATAGCAGCCGGAATAATTTTCGTTTCCACGTCTAATATTCTTTTTGTCTATTGTGTGACAAGAAGCCCATGAATTTCCGAAGCTCATAGTATAATAATCGACGGGGTTCCAAGAAATGATTGTATGTCTCACGATATTTAAAGGATTTACCGCATCGCACAGCTTTGCGTATTCTCTGTTGTAATTCGGATATTTATCAATGCCTAATTTTTTGCACATTTTTCCGATGGCTCTCGACTTCTTTTGTCCTTCCCTTGCTCGGATGTCTGGGAATTCCTCATTAATTCCTTCCGCGGCTTGTTCAGTTAAGAGGTGAGTTTTCCCTAATTCTAACGCACGGCGAAAAACTGAGTAAAATCTATGTACTTTATTAAAAGCTTCTGTTTTGAGATATACCACTTCTGCGCTTTTTCTTTTACCTACACTGTCATAACCCGGGAGTAAGCTCCTACCAAGCCACTCTTTATAAGTGGCTATTTCTTCAGGATAACTTTCCTCATTGTCTATTAATCTATCAAAAACCCAACCGAGAAATTCTGAGACAATACTCATATCAATTTCTCTATTGTAGTCAGAATCAAAAACTATCTGGAATTTTCCTGGCACATAATTCGGATGGTTTCCGAAAAGCTGAGTCATTGCTCTTCCCTTGTTTTCCCACCAAGCATCTACGACTTTTTCAACTCCATATGTCGTAGATTTGTATTCATACTCATGATGAAGATCTAAGATTTCATCAATCAATGCCGCTCTTACTTCCGGCGCAAGCTCCATTTTATCCGGGTCTGTCAACCGTGCGTTTTCTTCTACTGAAATTTCTTCATTTACTTTCTGTAAAAAATCATTATTCATAGTAATTTCCCTTTCTTTTTATTTATTTCGTTTACATCTATTACTTCTGGAAATGAATCAAATTTTTGTACAAAAAAAGAGCCGCTTTCGCAGCTCTAATATTTTTGCTTATTCAGTTATTCCGAAGTAGTATTTCTTTATTCTCTCTTCGCCAATTGCTTCAATCATTTTTTCGATAACTTCTCGGGAAGATGCATAGAGTTCTCTTTGTGCTGTCGCAATCATATAAACTACGCCAGCTAATACACGCCCGAATCTATAGCTGTAAGATAAACTCCATTTCCCTTCTTTCGTGTCTTTCCAGTTAATCTCTTCGTCATCATTTTCCGCAATAAACTCTTTGATTTCATGAAACACTTTGCATCGTTCTACTTCAAATTCCGCGACTTCCCTTGTTGGAAAAGCGTTTCCGATAACAAACCTGTTGGTTGCTATTGATGTTGAACTAGAAAATCTGCTTTCCCATACTTCTCCATCAGTGTCTATAAAGAAATAACTTTCGCCGGAGATTATATTGTTCAAGCAAAATCTTTTAGGCTTATTTGCCTTTTCAACCAACGATAAAAGCTGCTTTCTCTCTGCTTCCGACAAATTTTCCATATTTAAAGTAATCGTATCCATATTATTCTCCCTCACTTCTATTGACTGCTTTACTGATAAGTTCTTTTCCGTGCTTAATCATTTTTGCGTATTTTGGATTTTCTTCCAATATTTCATAAGTCTCCGCTACTCCGTAGTACCACGATCTGCAAAGAATAATTTTATGTTCTAACGCCGCCCCGGATACTCCCATAGGAGGTAAGATAGAGTTTTCTGAGTCCCAGAGAGCAGAGTATTCGCCATAAAACCCATCCAGCTCTGGTTCAATATCCAAAACATAACCCAAGCTTTGCAATACATCATCTATAATAATTGCATTAATCGGTGGAATATTCGAAAAATCCACTCCGAAATCCTCCGCTTTCTCAGAATCTGAATCGCTAAATTTTGTTGCCTCATTAATTGCAACCAAAATCATATCTCTTACGTCTTCCTTTTCTCCTTCTCTTAATTCCTGAAAATAATCTTGCTTATGCAATAACATCTTACTTACCTCCTAATCCGAAATATTTTCTAAACTTATCTATCGAACATACTCCGAAGAAAATATCCTCCATTTTTTGCTCGCAAATTTCGTCAAATTCTGCAAATTCCTCATACATCTGTTCAGCTATTTTGCAAACAATATCTTCCGGAGGTTTCTTCGTTCCTAATTTAACGCTCAAAAAGCTTTCTGCCTCATGTATCGCTGATAACTGCTCTGGATAATCTAGGTAATGCTTAATCTGTTCCAGCATCTCCCTTTCCTGCTCGTTCTCGCATTTCGTCACTCTATCCAGAAAAACTTTCATCTCTTCGGAATTATCGTACCTGAACATAAAGCACCTCCTTTAAGCCGCTTTTGTAACTCCCTTATCGTACTGCTCAATCTGCTGAATTATTCGCGGCAATAACTTCTGATAGCCGATATCGTAGCAATAATCAGATTTTCGGCTACTCCCTTTATAATAGGAAGGAACTCTTTTCTTCGAAACTTCCGCCTCTAATTCCTCAATGAATTTGTTGCCATCAATTTTCAGTCTAAAATCGAAAATTAAACTTCTTAAATCTTCTTCCGCTGTTCCGCTCAGGATTTTTCGCTGCATCTCGCTTTCCTCCTTGCTCGAATCTCTCTCTTAATCGAAAGATCGTTTTCCCTTTTCCTACGATGACTTCTCTTGTGAGTCACAAAATCACTCCCCTGAGATTCCTTCGGGATAAAATTCATAATTGTCATGCAAGCACCTCCAGTTCGCTTAATGCGTTTTCAATTAAGTTAATCGCTTCATTATCATCGACTCTGTATTTTTCCCACCAAGAAGAGATATCTTCTCTATCGAATACAATGTCTCTTACTAAAGCCGACAAATATACGCCAAAATCCTTATATCTCGCCGTTTTCTTGAGAATTTTTGCATATTCTCTTAGATTGTCGAGACCGGACTGCTCCAGCCGCATTTTTATCGTAGATTTTAACTCCGCTTTTTTCTCTGCCAATGTTTCCACCTCCTTTTTACGCATATTTTTTAGCAAAATAATCGTCGTAATCCTCGTATCCGTCAGACATCATGATTTTATCTAGTTCTTTTCTTGCTTCTATCACAATGAACTGGCGTGAAAGAATATCTGCCGCCAATTTTTCTGCTTCATATTCATCTTCTGTATTTGACAGAATATTTTTTAAGTTTCTGATTTCGCTTTTATTGCGGCGAATTCTATCTTCTAAACGCTCAATTTTTGTCATTGTAGAACCCCTCTTTCTTTTAAATTATCGCAATAAAAAAGCACCCCACATAATCGCAGGATGCTTGATTGTTTATATTTACTTTAGCTGAATATCGTCAATGGCTATTATTTTCTTTACATAATTTCCATTTTTCAGTTTTTCTAAGTTGATTTCTATTTTTACCTTTTCACCTTTCATATCTTTTAATTCATTATATACCAGTTCATCGTCAACAGTGTAAGCAACACCGTCATAGGTGACTGTGACCTTGTATTCCGGTGGATACCGCAACAAACTTATAGCTTTTTTCACCGGCTCTTCCGGCCTTCTTTTACTCAGGTGATAAACGTCCGTAATAACACCTTCGCCGTTTATTCTTTCCCAATAAACACACTGATTCGAATATGTTCTAAACGCAACTACACCAACAACGACAAGACAAACAATAGCGATGATTTTCTTCTTACTCATCTTCTTACTCCTCCTTTTTTGTTTATCTTATCATTTAATTTGTCGCCTGTCTATTTTCCCTCTTCGCTTCTTCAAGCGCCGTAACAACCAATGTATGAGACTGAGCAATGGCACAATTCGAACAGTTAATATGCAAACCTCTTGAGCAACAAATATGACAAGAATTTTCGAAGCTCCATTTTGCATAATCTATATCGTATGCCTGCATTTGGTATTTCTGACCGATTTCTTCAAACTTCGTCATCTTCTCTCGCCTCCCTGTAGTCTCTTATTGTATCTGCAATAATGATTCCGACTGTCGAAATAAAAAACACCATCGCCGGAATTAAATATTTTGTTTCATATGTATTGGCAAACGCTACTCCAAAGTAAATCATGAGAATCATACTGAGTAGCGATAAAATTTCCTTTTTCATGTTTCCCCTCCTGATTTTGAGCATAAAAATAGCGCCGCTTTCTGTTGCGACGCAATCAATTAAAAGGCTATTGTTTAAGGGAGAGCGGCAAGGAGTAATGAAGTCGCGATTCCCCATGAAAGTCCTATTAGTACAGATATATATATACCTACATCAAATTCCTCGTATTCTTTACGTAATTTAACGAAATAGTATATTACATATCCTATCGACCATACGGCGAAAGCAACACCTTGTAAATACGTTAAACATATCATTATCCAATAAAACACTTTCATTCTAATTCTCCCTTCCTTTTTAATTTTGACGTAAACACCTATGTTCTTTGCCGAAGCATAACAGTCGAATTATATTTAATTATAAATCTTCGCCTTTAAGAACCTCTCTATTTTTGAGATTATCTTTTAATGCGCTGATTTCGTCTCTCGCTTCTTGTCTTGCCTTTTCAATCTCCGGATTATACATATCGTTGAGAAGCGCTTTCATAATGGAGACTAAATCCTTTTCGTCTTCTTTTGTAAGATACTGGAATTCAGATAATTTAAGTACGCGTTTCTTATAAACAAGTTCGTATTCTTGTTTTGTCGTATGCCGGAATAGCATCCCCTTTTGAAGATTATAGTCTATTTCGCGAGACATATCTAATATCCACTCAGAATTTGGAATTTGCATTGGGCACCACTCTCGTTTCACTTCTTTTCTCTTGAAAAATTTTGGAATCATTCTGACTCTCCTTTCTTGCGTTCTTTCAGTTCGCTTCTGGTTTTATCACATTTAGCAAAAGTTATTTTAATTTTCCCTTCTTCTACATCTTTCGGCAGTTCCACCACTAATTCATCTCCAATTAATCGAACTCGCTGCTTTAAATATTCTTTCGCTTGCTCAATTTCCCCGTAATAAACTGCTTCGTAAAGAGCACGGACTTCTTTATTGTCCGTCATAGAATCAAAATCGCAGCTTCCTCTATTTGCCATAATACAGTTTTTACATCCAACAAGATTACAGTACGTCTTAAGGTCTTCTTTCCTACTTTTATTATCGATTTCTTTGTTCGCCCAATCTTCAAGAACCCCTTCTCTTAAAAGTATCCTGCAAAGCTGACGTGCTTTTGCTTCGCTAACATTCCAAATCTGAGTAGTTCTGTAAAATGAGCAATATTCTTCGAGTGGACAAAACTCACAATCATCCATTATTTCAAAACTGCATAATGTAGCTAATATCTTTCTCATTTCCTTAAATTCCATGTGCGGAAGCTCCGGCAGATTCCCTGTATCATTTCTCTTTTCTGGCATCTCATTGGCTTCTTCCGATTTTCTTTTCTTCAATATGTCAAATAATCTCATGAATATCCCCCCCCATTACTTTATCTTTGCTAAATGTTGCATTTTTTGACTCTTTTTATTTTTAACTAACCTCATATATGATACCATAAAATCTCTTCTTATTCTAATGATACAATTCGAACTTTCGCGCTTCCATCATCGTAACGCTTTGTTTCTAATTTCCCTTTTGCGGTTTTGCCGATTTTGTCACGGTATTTGTAATACGTTTCTGAACTGCTAAGGGAATATTCCACAGAATCATACTCCACGATTGTATTGTATGACGCAGGAACAACTCTAATTGATGTTGTTTTCCCTACTCTTACTGGATATGAATAAGCCGATCTGCTTTCTGCATCCGTAATCTTCACCGGAACATACTCATATTCTGTTGACACGCATTTTTGCAGCCAGTTAATGTCATAGATACGATTACTGCCGCAAAAATCGCTACCAATATTAACTTCATGGGATTCATATTATTTCTGTACGCCATCGTGCTTTTCTCCCTTCTCTTCTGCAAAAACTATTGTAACACTATCAATTTTTCTACTTGAAGAAATTTTAATCACAGTTTCGTTTTCCGCTGAATTCTCCAATATAACTGATGGAGTATTTTCCAAATCTGCTTTGCCTTCTATTCTTACTTTGGCATCTGGTTTCTCATCTTCTCCATGATTCTGCACGTTTTTCAGTGCTTTTTTGCAAACTCTCTCTATATAGGAATCAGAGACATCTGGGTCGCCGAGATTAATATTATGATTGCATATATTATTTGCACCACAACTAACACAACTATGTTTTTTGCAATATTCCAAGAGTTCTTTTCTCTTTTTCATTATCGCATCAAAGTTTCTATGAATAGTTTCTTCTTTATCAAAGCAAGAACAATCCCCGGACATCAACAAGAGCACAATTTTCGCACCCGTTATAGCAATGTTGTTTAAGCCACTGTATCTCATAAATCAGCTCCTTTTTATCTTCTCTCTCCATTTCATCTGTCTCAAAAATTAACGCATAGTATATTTCAATTTCTTCTTCATCCATGTTGTAAAAATTGCAGGACAATTTAAAAAGACATTCTCCGCATGAATTTACTCTGCAATATGAAAACAACTCCTCTCTCATGCCTTCAATTCCAAGAAGATTATTTGTTGCCTTTAATCCCATTTCTCTTCCTCCTTTACCGAATTGAGCTTATTCCCCTTGCTAAATTGCGGTACCACCCTATTTCTCGTTTGCCTTCCGATTTAGCGGATAGACCCGTTGTCCACTACCGCAACTACGTCATCCGTGTAATTGCTATTCGGATTCCAGATGCAATAACTCTTAACCCGTTTTCCCTTTTTAACCCGCCGGTTATATGTGATATACGAGCCTTTTGTCGTGATTCCCCAACTTCGCCGTTTGCCTTGCAGATTTCCCTTTGCGTTTGACTTCAAAACTTCAACATAAACGATCCGCTTTCCCTTGCGAGTTCGGAGCTTCATCATGTTTGGTTTCCCTTCTGGAACGAACCGAACTTTATAGCCCGGATAATGCCGCGAAATATATGTCGTTGCAATGGATAAATCCTTGTTTGTGTTCGCTTTTACGGATACCGGATTAAGCGTAAACATCATAATAGCCGCCAGAATAAACAATGTTCTCCGCACCGAAATTCTGTTCATGTTTTCTCTTACTTCTTCTCCTGTAATTGCCTGCATAAAGGTTTCATTCATTTGTCTTACCTACCTTTCCCATTCATATGCACTGCCGTCATTTGTGTATATTATTAATGTGTTTCCATCTACTTCAAAATCTGTTACAGTATTCATATTGATTGTGTCTTTTGTATTTCCGTTGCTAAATACTTCTTCTGTATTTGCTTCGGATTTTTCGGCAGTTGTAGCTCCCGAATTTTCGCTTGTTGATTCCTTCATGTTTTCCGTTGTATCTTTTTCTACACTTTTGCTTTTGCTTTCGGTTGTTGCAGTAGTTGTTTCCGTCGCCGCTTTGACTTCCTGCCTTTTGGTGTTCGCAGTTCCAAATCCTGCGATAACTAATAATGCTACTAATCCAATTCCGCAAAATAATGATAATAACTTCTCTAACATTTCTCTTATCTCCCTTCTGAAAAGGCGGAGTATTCCCCCGCCCCGATTGTTGCGATTACTCCTCTTCGCTTTCATCGTCATTTTCAACGATTTCAAGTCCAAATCCGAGTTCTTCAATTTTTGCTTTATCCATATAGATACCTACCTTTCCGGCTATTCCTGCCGGAGTTTATGGAGTCTTATAATCTCACTTCCTTTCTATCGGATTCCGTTTGCTACCATTGAACCAACAACTCCAGTCCAATAAGCTTCGTCCGTATAGCCGCGGAAATTCAGAGTTTCTGTTGTTGTTCCCGGAAGGTCACGCTGCCCGCCAGTTCCCTTTTTAGCTTTTCGCTCGTGTTTCATCCAATTCGCATAATTTTCGCCCGCCGGGTCATAAGCTCGTCTTGTACGCTTTCGCCCAGTAATGTTAATAGCGTCATAAACGCTTAAGGACAGTGAATTTCTACCGATAATGGTGTCAGACCACTCGTCTAAATCCGGGTCATAACACGATAATCGCATGTATTGGAGATTCTTCTTCTTGCCGATAAATGAAGATAGGTGAGTGTAAGCCCAGATATAGCCATTCCTGTCGAATACCACAATAGAATTTTTTGGCAACTGAAAGTCTTTGAGCTTAATCGCTACTAAAAGCTGAATCATCTGCCACTTTCGTCCGGCTGTATGCTCTAATACGTCGCAGTGTTCAAGTACTTCTTTCAAGAACTTACACTGAAACGGCGTAAGAACAAAGTTATAAAGTTGTTGCGTGGAAACGCTTCGCATGTAAAAGTTATTGTATTTCATACTATTAGCCCCCTTTCATGTATGATTGTGTATGCTTATAACGCTACTTCCTGCAAGATAAAGCCGTATGACTTAGGATTGGAATAGCAAAGAGTTACTCTTGGAACACCTTTTTCTCGGCAGACATTCAGAACTGTGATTAGTTCGGGTGTCGGATGCTCAAGTAAGATTCTTAAATGAACGCACTCATCAAATGTCTTGCTATTGCTGAGATAATCTTTTTTGCGGCAAATGTCCATAAGACGAAAAAATGTCAGCTTTTCGATGGATCTAGTGTTAAAATCGCCGCGTGGATTAGTGAAGAAAAAGCCGTCTGTGAACGGAAACTTATCTTTGTTGTCGTAAAGTGATATTGTTAACTGTTTTTCGTGCATACTATTAGCCCCTTTCGTGGGTTTTGTTTTTTTCGCGTTGAACGTGACGCACAGGAATTTTTTGTAATAAAAAAAGAGCGTATACGCTCCTGTGATTGCACGCTAAAAGAGCTGGACAAACCAGCTCTCGTGTGATATTATTTTGGCAAGGCGGTGTTAAAATCGAGTGGGTGGTGTATCCCAAGCCCGATTTTTTGCTAGCACACCGCTTTATTTTTATGTCTATTTCTCCGGTTCTGGCATTTTGAATAAGGCTCTTGCTAAAACACACAGCCATTTATCCTTATTCATGATACGCTTGTAACCGATTTCGCCGCTCTTCCTGTCGGAATCAAGAGTTTCTGCTAAAGGTGTAAGAAGTGCGTTGACAACTCTTTTATTAACTTTATATTTGTAAGTATCTGTAAATTCGCCCTTTTGAGTTTCGTATTGTTTAGCGTAAACTTTTAACGCTTCCACGAACTCTTTTTCTTTGTTCTTCTTCTCGTCTTCGTTAATACCATAAGTACCATGCTCAAGTGCAATGTCATAAAGGTCGGTACTACCAGCACCAAAATTGATAGGGTTCGGCACAAGTTTCTTATCTTTGATTGCCATACCAATAGTGTTTTTGCCGTCAATAGCCGCAATGTATAAAGACGCTCTAACCTTGATAAAATCAGGGATTTCGCCATCGTATAAATAACCTTTGGATACTTCATCCAATAACTTGAGATGTTCACAGTTATCCGCAATAACAGAAGAGTCAATGTCGTACTCGTTCATGTCTAAATCATCGAACACTTTTACAGGGTTATAGTTCGCCTTACGAACGTCATGGTTACGGACGTTGATTTTATTGAGCGATTTCTCAATCTTGCTCTTTTCGTCTTTAATCCGCAAAGAATTTACCGCTTTAGCAAACATATGTTCATTGCTTACACCTAAAGTATAAGCCGGAACTTCTACAACGTCAATTTTTGTCTTGGAAATGTTTAATACCTGCATTGTTTTCATAGTTTTTCTCCTTTTCTTGTTTTGGGCATAGTTGTAGCCCAGTTTTGTAAATTCTTGGTATTTTTGATTGCCTGTATAGAATTTAACAGGAGTTTCAGACACTTCTTACATCATCGGAAGCAAATTTATTTTCGGGGATACACCACCGGAAAAAATTCTTATTTTGGGCTTCCTAACATGATTCAGAGGTTCGGGGATACACCACCTGTCTTTCGCTCCTGTATTCGTTTGTCAATGTCCACCACACTCCAGCGTGTGAAGTGCAACCCTGTTTTACTAGAGGGTTTCTAGTTGCTTGTTGTCATGCCTGCTGAGCAGGTCTTTTGTGTTTGGTTGATTGGTTACTTTGTTTTACCTCCTTTTCTTTTAAATCTATTAAATTTTATCGCTTGTTTCTTGCGATGGCATTACTATACCACAGGCAAAAATATATCAACCCCCTATTTTAAAAAGTTTTTCACGGTTCTCAAATATGGCTTATTTATGTGGTATTTTAAAGGTTTTAAATACAGCAGAACCATCACAAATTTAGATTTGTCACAGTTTTTATAGGGGGTGGCAAAAACCTTTGATAGAGCTTTATTTTTAGCGGCTCTAGGTGGTTAGTCCCCATAAACACTGACCTAAATTTTTCGACCAAAAATACTCCATCCACCACCTACTCTTCCCTCCCATAATCACTATTCCAACTCCCACTCCAGACTCAAAATTTTTCAAAAATATCCCATCGACCATGCTATCGTTTTTTCTTTGTTATTGCGGTTAGGAAATCTACCTAGGCCACTGCAAAATTCGACTTATCAACAAGTTATCAACAATATTTCAATCATGTATTTTCTGAATTTTCTTAAGTTTTTCAATTTTGCTAAAAAGTTATCCACAATTCCACATTTTTCAGAAAAATGAATTTTTGCCGCTACATCATTGCATAATCTCTAGCTCCAGCACATAATCCGGTTCTTTATCTGCAACAACCTTTCAGCTCGCTGAACTCCTTTTCAAGAATCATCCTGTTAGGGGTGTGTTTTCATAAATAAACTTTCTTACGTGAATTGGTATCTATATTCAGATTGCATCTGGATGTATTCGCAGAAAAAAGATAATTACGTTTGTATTCTATAGACTGCATATGAGTGTAGTCTTTTTTATTTTGTTATTGCGCGGCTAATATGTACAGTAATTGTCTAATATCTCACCGTAACCGTCAGATCGCAGAAAAATTCTGTCCGTTTTCAGAAGTATATAGTGCGACGCTCGTGGCTCGGCATTTTCTAGCCGAAAACACGAAAATCCACTTGGCGAAACAATGTCTTATCTTATTAAGTCTTATATTAATAGGTCACATTCTGGTGACAAAAACATGACATCTCGACTGTGCTTATCTGGGGGTCATGTCACAAAATTGTCGTTCCAGACTGAATCACCCATGTTTGCTGGGCAAAGTACGTCTGGCACGAAAAGAAAGGAGAATTTTATGGAGTATTTCGTAAAAATTCCGAACAATTTTATAAAATGCGATATTGAAAAAGACTTTGACGTAACACCTTCGTTCTATGTCGTATATTACTTGCTAAACAATAATAGAAACATTAGAAACCAAAGCTTTATATCGATTAAAGAAATCATGGATATATATTCTGCAAAATGTACTTCTAGAAAGCCCAAAATTTTCAACGATATCGTTAAATCAATAAATAAACTAGAAGAATTAGGTCTTATACGCTCACTCAATACACCGTCAGTTTTAAGATATGAGTCGTTTTTGAAATATCAGATTTGCGACGCTTTTGATCCATCGTGTGATTTTACTATTTTTACTGAAAAAGAGCTCTTAAATATCATGAAGATTGACTCTGCAATAACCAAAGATACTCTTCTTCGTGTCTATCTATATATAAAAGCAAATATTATAAAAAGATCATCCCATCAAGAGGAAACGCTAGAAAATCCCGAAGCATTTTTTAAAAATATAAAAGTATCCGCAGAAGAAATTGGGATTCATTACAATACTTTTTACGGCACGATAGAAGAACTTTGTAAAGGAGAAAATCCATTATTGATAAAAAGTAATATAATCCATCGCTCCAGCAAGAACAGTCCTATATGCTCTCCTCGAGTTATTGTTATTAATAAGGTGGGTTGGAAAAAAGAACTACAAGGTGCTGTCTCCATCCTTAAAAATAATCCCGGATAGGAAAGAGAACTTCTCGCGGCAAACGCACTGCTAGAAAGAAAGTGAGCCTAAATTCAAAAAAATCGCCTCGTTTCTGAGAAGTATATAGTGTAAGCAGCAACGCCACAAGAAAGGAACACAATCAATGACAGATACATATAAAAAAGAAAATGTAAACAAAAAGTTAACCATTAAATCAAGAGATTGGCTACATCGGGAACAATGTACTATCTTCGAGGAGTCAGATGCTCCTGGAGCTATTATCAATCAGATAATCAAAGATAACTTATTTGATATGCAGTGTATGATTAACATTCTTGAAAGAGATACTGAGGATTTAGAGGAGGATTTATATGCTTAGATACAGCAATCAGGGACAGACTATTTCTATTAACTTAAACGACGATTACCAGATTTATGCAATGGCTAGATGGGACAAGAAAAGCTCTTTATATATTGCAGAAATGTATATTTCCAAAAAAGAGACAAATTCTTTTCTACATTTCATCGATAGCTTTACTATCTCATGCGAAAGGATGGATTTATTTATGACGTTGACTAAAGAAATATCAGAAATGTATTCCAACACAGGATTTTCTGACGAAATTTCGGAATACGAAAACATTCTAAATGCAATTACAACAGGCTATAAAGACCATTAATGTGCGAATTTTGTAAACAGCCAAAATGTCCGCCGGAATGTCCTAATTACTCTCACTCGAGATTTTACGAGCAATGTCATTATTGTGAGGGAGATATTTTGCCGGGCATGGAATACATAGAAACCTATGCGGGAAATTACTACCATTATAATTGCTTCAAGTGTTTAACAACAGATGAAATCTTAAAAGAAACCGACTTAGAAGTTAAAACCGCAGAACACTACGACTGGAGGTAGCAATATTAGCGAATTCGGAATTAAAATAAAAAACATTAGTGCAGGAATGCTTTATGATGTTAACTTAGGTATTAGAGATTACTTTACTTACACAGATGCAATGCTCAACAATAGCTTATTCAGTTATTTTCTTCAAAAAAATGGCATGAAAGTGTATAAAGGCGAATCCACTAGAGACGTTATTTGTTTAGATTTTGATTTCGGAAGTAGGTCGTATGAAGACGAGAAAAAACGACTGAATAAAATGATTAAGAATGCAGCAAACGATACCGAAAGAAAAAAGCTTGAAAAAGTTGTTGCAAAGATTGAAGGAAACAAAGAAAAATATGCTCCTAAAAAACGCGGAGAAATTCGAGAGCAGTTCTATGAAGAAGGAGTTTCAATCACATATACTACCAAGAAAAAAGACGGAAGTATTAAAAGTTCTCAGACAATCCGCTACCGCATGCTCTATCGCACAAGCGCAAAAGCAAAATCCGGGCAGGTAATTTTCATCAATGAAAAACTCTATGATAAGGCTTACGACTGGCTCACTATGGGGCTTGGAAATAAAATGCCGAAAAATGACGCGAAAATTGTTGAAATGTCCGCTTATGCCCCACTCACTACATCTACAATCGTAGATGCAATTCATATCCCCGTTGAAGATATTTTAATATTGAAAGATCAGGATTCATTCTTCAAAACCATCGCAAACGTGGTTTACGCCGAAGAATACGAAAAGAAATCCGGCAAAAAGACTGTTAAATCCAAAAAATGCCTCGTAAAGCAGGAAGAACGCGAGGTAAAAAATACTTTATGGGACGGAATGGGAATTATCGAATCTTCTTTCCTCCCACAATCTATTAATGGCATGGCCCTATTAAGACAGCATATGTTCAAAATGTGTGGGTTTAGAGGGCATATTCAGAAGTTTTTCGTGGATTGGTGCTATGAAAACGGTCATGATTACTATACATATCAAGTTCCAGACATGTTTGGCAATATGCATTATGTGAAGGACATCAAGGTTATTACGACTGATAATGCAATAAAGTGGCGCAAGTTCATTGATATTATGGGTGGAACTCCAGCCAAGGCATACGATTACTGGATGGATAGAATCAAAGCTGACGGGGAAATCTGGGGAATTGTAAAAACCGACCATAAAAGTAAGCTCGGAGATTTGCAGCAGATGAGTTATCAGATGATTAATACTCTTCCCTGTGGTCGGGATGACGTAAGAAATATTGCTGATAATAGTATTTCATATGTCGAAAAGCTCAAAACAGATGGAGCTGAATTTGAAAAGTTCTTGCGAAAAAACGCAAATGCGGTAAATCACTACGAAATGCTTGCTGATTTGTATTCTCATAATCCTGATTTTGCAGATAGCACATGGTTTAGGCACGAGAAAAAGAAAATTATTTCTGAATATGTATTTAGGCTTAGGACAGGGAAAATAACTGTCAACGGAGACAATCTTACTTTGTGCGGAAACCCTTACGCTCTCCTGCTTCATTCTGTTGGTGAGGATTATAGAGAAGACCCTAGTTTTTCTGATGAGGATGGAGCAATACAGTGTTATACTACGAGATTTAGAGACGACGAGTATTTATGTGCGTTTCGTAACCCGCATAATGCCCCGAATAATATATGTCACCTACATAATGTTTACAGTGATGTTATGGAGAGATACTTCCCATTTAGCGAAAATATTATTGCAATAAATAATATCTGTACGGATGTACAAGATCGAGCGAATGGATGTGACTATGACTCAGATTTTTTCTTTGTAACAAATGAAGAAACTATGGTTAAATACGCCGAAATCGCATATAAGAACTATCCTACCATTGTAAATGACATTCACGAAAGCGGGATTACATACGCAAATACCAAGAAGGCATACGCCGAAATGGATAATAAATTTGCAAAATCGCAGCTTGGAATTGGATTATCCAGTAATTTAGCCCAGCTCGCAATGACATATTACTGGACGGAACTTAATAAAGAGAACCCAAATAAAGAATTACTTAAAGAACTTTATGATAACTTCGTTATTCTAAGTGTGTTAGCGCAGTTAGTAATCGACAGCTGTAAGAGGACGTTCGAAATCGACGCTATGGAGGAAATTGACAGAATTCAGCGAATGGACTGTATGTGCAAAACCGCAGAAATAGGGCTTGAGGACGGAACGGTTATAACTGTGAAGCGAGATTTTCCTCATTTTATGAAATATACTAGAAATGTCCCTACTACCAAAAACGGGAAAGAATTGCCTCAAGGAACTATTGCAAATAATCGCAAAAAACTCAGTGACAGAATCAATGAAGAACTTGTCTGCCCTATGAATTGGCTTCAGGAATGGCTTGATAAAATTCAGAACTTGGTTTCAAAAGGTACTATCCCAACCAAAGACTTCTTTATTAAAATGAAGGGAACGGCGAACAACCGCCAAATGTCTAAAATACGAGGTATTGTCGAGGAATATGACCGCATGATTAAATCGTATTACGCAAAATACGGCGGAACGGAGGAATATATTGAAAAACTAATAGAAGAATCTGATTTTGTAGTAGAACAGCTAAGAAAAGTCAAAATCGGTAATGCAGTAACTATAAATCGTCTTATCGAGGTAGCCCTTGGCCTTAATGCTCCGGCAAAAAACAAGAAGCTGGATTATAAGCAAGGAACTAAGTACACTCGAAAGATGCTAAATCTACTCTACAAAATGGATAGAGAAAAATTTCTCGCAAATTTTGTTCGAAAAACTACTTAGTTGGCTCAAAAAAACAGGCTCTAAACCCGCATAAACACTGGGTTTCGTAAAATGCAAATGCGTCCGTTATATGGAAGGGGTACGAGCTTGGCGGCTCTCCCTCCAATTTGCGAATGTACAAGGATTAATCGGAGGATTTATTTATGGTATTAAAAGAAGCTTATAGATACATGAACCATTTAAATTCACTCATCACTGAAGCAGAACTTCACCTTTACGAACCTGCTTTTACAACAAAGAAAAAGGAAACCCACAAAAAAAGTGCGGCAATTTCCTCTGAAAAAGATGAGGTCATTGAAAACGTCAATTTATATGATGTTCCGTTTTCTGTTGCTGATGTGATTGACTTTATTGTTGAAGCACTTAATCAGAAGTCCCTTCTTTCTCATGCAATTACAGAAGCAAAAAAGAATACTCCTATTGACATCAATGATAGTATTTCTATCAACAAAACAACTCAGGAATTTATCAATATTTTAAATATGCTAGGTAAAAAGAAGTCTAGCGAAAGAACTGTTAAGCAGGTAGGATACACTTTTAACGCCGAAGGAAACCAAGTTCCTTACAAATACAATGTAGATGAAGTAACTTCAATTAACTATGACAGGAAAGTTGTAAAGAAACTGGCGAAGAAACTGTCTTCAGAGTGTGATGCGGTTTCAACAAATTTAGACGCAATCGAAATTGAGACAATTGTAGACTATTCTCCTATTTGGGATTTATCTGACTCATTAGAAGATATCTTAACAGAAGAATAGCCATTATGCCGCCGTTTGGCGGTTAACCTTCGGGTTATAAAACGAGAGCTGAAACTGATTTGTAATGGTCGGTCGGTTCAGTCGCAGATGAACTATGAGGCTGCGGAGCAATCATGCTAAAATGATATTCACTGCTTGCAGTGTCTTACAAAAAAACAAGATTTCAAATAATGGGTTTTATTATTCAATAAAAATTGGTTTAGAAAACAGCGAGTAAAAGATGACTTGTCATTTGCTTCGTTATTCGTCCCTCCTGATATTTCCCCATCTTGTTCTATTTATATCTCTATATCTCTTTCTTTCTAAAATCGCTTCGTCCAATAGTTATCCTGAGCAGGATAAACATTTCTTAAAGTATAAAGGATGTACTTATATTATTTTAATTATACATGGAAAATATTTTGACGTACATAAAAAATATTGATTGAGATTATGATGATTTTTCAGTTTTCATTTTATAGCCCGAAAAGCATTTATCTATTTCCCGTCGTAAAGCACTATGGACATGCGCCAGTCTGTAAAACTGGTGACTTCGGTCTGGCTTGGTTCGATTCCAAGAGGCGGGATTTTGCAGGGTAGCAAAGTTCGGTATTGCGCGGTCATACAGCAAATCATTAGACCGAGACGAAGGTTCAAATCCTTCCTCTGCAATTATCTTATTTTAGGAGGTCACTAACATAATTCCAATTACAAAAAATGAAGCAAAACATATGTCCAGTCTTGGATATAAGTATAAGTCAGACATTATGAGAACGCTTAATGGTCGAACTTATTTTCTTAAAGAATCAGATATCCTTATTAAGAAATTACGGGAATATCGGGAATCTAGAACTATCAAGGAAAGTTGGTAAAACTTATTGGATTATACTCTATTTTTTGATACCAATGCTCTTCTGAATCTTCAAGAACAAGCGTTTAAAGAGAAGTTTGTTATTGCTCAAAAAACTCTTGAAGAAATTGAAAGCATTAAATCTTCTTTTAATAAAGATGGAGAAGTAAAATATAAAGCTCGTAAGGTTGCTCATCTGCTAAACGACCGAGAGTCAGATTATGAAGTAATTCCTTACAGTCCAGAAATTCAAAACATTATTCAATTACATTATTTAGAAGAAACACCTGACAATATTATCCTCGCAAGTGCGTATTGCTATGATAATGCAGTAAATAAAGTCATTGTTGTTTCCGATGATTTAAACTGTAAATTCATCAGCAAAAACATCTTTGATTTAACAACAAAAGGTATTGACGATATCAATATCGCAAAGAAAATTGAAAATTATAAAGGATATAAAGACGTTACTCTCTCTGATGAGGAAATGTCTTATTTTTATACTCATCTTTCGGAGAATATTTTTGAATGTATCTATGGAGAGTATTTAATTATCCGAAAATCTGATGGAGAAATCGTGGACTACCGCAAGTGGAATGGGCAGAATTATGCCGCGCTATCATATACACGCGTAAACAGCAATTTTCTTGGGAAAATAAAGCCAATTAATCCAGAACAAATTTTAGGTTTTGATATGCTACAAGACGATTCTAAAACTATAAAAATACTGGCAGGAAAAGCCGGTAGCGGTAAAGATGCTATTATGATTGCAAATGCAATAAAGATGATTGAAGACGGAAAATATGACAAGTTAATCTATGTTAGAAATCCCATTTCGGTACGAGATGTTAGCGAAATTGGTTTTCTTCCGGGTTCAGAGGAGGAAAAATTAAGCGTGTTCTCTCGCGCTCTCGCAGACCACTTAGGCGGGATCGAGGGACTAGAAATGCTCATGTCTTCAGGTAAGGTAGAAATAGAGCATCTTGGTTTCATCCGAGGAAGAGATTTAAAGAATGCAATCGTTTATTGCAGTGAAGCAGAAAATCTTACAAAAGACCATGTTCAGCTTTTAATAAGTAGAATCGGAGAAGGTTCGTCTTTATGGATGAACGGAGATTATAAGCAAGTGGATAGTCCAACTTTCCGAATGAACAATGGATTATTATCTGCAATTCAAAAACTTGCAGGAAATGAATCATTTGGATATGTTCAACTTCAAAAGACTGAAAGAAGTAAAACTGCCGCATTAGCGGATTTATTAGATTAAAATAAAGGAATCACAGGAGAACTATATATGGATACAATTTTAATTCCACCATCAGTATTTGACAGCGAAAGTGAATCTTTTTTCCCAGACCCACAGGATTATACCTATTGGGAAGCAAGAGAGTCTCGCATCTTCTATATTGATTGGGAATTAGATGAAATTTATAACGCCGTAGAATTATCAAAAATCATTATTCAGATGAATGTAAAAGAAAAAGATATTCCAAAGAAAAACCTAAAGCCAATTTATCTTTTTATTCACTCTTATGGAGGAGATTTAGACCAGTGTCATACCCTTATAGATATTATCTGTAGCAGTAGAATTCCTATTGTTACTGTCGCAATGGGTGTTGCTATGTCTGCAGGTTTTATGATTTTTCTGGCAGGACATAAGAGATATGCGTTCAAACATTCAAACTTAATGGTACATAAAGGACAAGCGTCTATCTCCGGAACACCAGACCAGATTGAGCAGGCACAGAAGAATTATAAACGTCAGTTGAACGATATGAAGGAATTTATCCTTGCAAGAACAGAGATTCAAGAAAAAGTTTTTAATAGGAATGCAAATAAAGACTGGTTTCTTACAATTGAAGAACTTGAAAAATATAAAGTTGTAGACAAAATTATTGATAATTTTACAGATATCTTTGCAGATACTTGTACACTGGAGGAGATTTTTTAATGGCAAAAATTTATACAAAAGTTAGAACCATTACAGATACAATTAAAATTAAGAAAGGTACTATTTCTGAGGATGGAACAAAAATCAGCTTTGTAGAAGACGATGTTGATTATGAAGTTCCGATTTCAGATGTTTTCAAGCCGTTTAGAGGCCAAGACTTCTCTCTCACTCTCACGTCAAAAGAAGAGCGTGATTTAGAAGATTAGGAGGCACTATGGTAGATTTACATGTGCTTCCCGGCGAAAATGCCGAAAAATATCTTTGGAGAATTGGACAGGCAAAGGATTCTGGCGAACTCGCGCTCGGCTGGAACGAAATTTCAAAATTGATGAATGAAAAATTCATTGATGATGAAATCGACTATAAGGGCAGCAGCGCATGGCGAAAAGATTATCGAACAACAAAAAAGTTTTTTGATGCTGGTGTTTTCGACAATTCCGACAAAGATAAAGAATTAAAAGACAAGAAACTCGAATTAGAAAAAGAACGAAAAAAATTGCAGACAGAAAAAATCGAGTATAATCGCTGGATTAGAGAAGATGCTCGAGATGAGATGATTTTAGAAAGTATCTGCAACGCTATGAAGACTCTTCCCTCTATTTCACGCCCGCGTCCTATATTTATTCCTCATAATCTTTCACAAGAGAAGGAATATCTTTTATGTATTGCTGACGCACATTATGGAGTAGAGTTTACATTGCCAGATTTATTGGGCAACAACATAAACGCATATAGTCCAGAGATATTTGAAAATAGAATGTGGAAACTTCTTGATGAAGTTATTTCTATCATCAGAAAAGAAGACATCTCTCATCTGAACGTATGGGAACTCGGAGATGGAATTGAAGGAATTTTAAGGCTTACATCTCAGCTAATGAAGCTCAGATATGGAATTATCGACTCTTCTCTTCGTTATGCAAATTTCTTGGCAGACTGGCTGCTCGAACTTAGCAAGTATGTGAAAATATCATTCCAGATGGTAAAAGACTCAAATCATTGCCAGTTAAGAATCTGTAATGCAAAGAAAAACGCGTTTCCAGAGGAAAATATGTCTAAAGTCGTTTTGGCGTTTTTAAAAGAACGCCTTAAAGACGTTGATAGAATCACAATTTCAGAAAATCCGACTGGTTTTACATTTGATAATTTTTGCGGCTCATATACTCTCGGCAATCACGGAGAAATGAAGAATTTTGCAAGCTCTGTAAATGATTTTGAAAGACTGTATAATCAGCAGGTAGACTATGTTATCTGCGGACATATACATCATTTCAAGGCGGAAGAAGTCGGAAAAAATTCTGAAGTAATCGCATGTCGTTCTATTATGGGTGGAGACCCGTATGGCGCATCTCTAAATAGAGTTTCTAATGCAGGCGCATCGTTATTCATTTTCGAAAATGGAAAAGGAAAAACCTGCGAATACACAATTAAATTAGATTAGATAATTTGAGGGAAATATCTCCCTCTTATTTTATACAAACAAAAAAGGATTTAAAAAGGAGAAAATTATTATGGTAAGAAAAAATGAATTTATTACAGCAATCGTAAAAAAAGTTGACGGATTAACAAAGAAAGATACAGCAATTATCTTAGATGCTATTTCTGAGACAATTACAGAGTGTCTTGTAGCTGGCGGCAAAGGAGAAAAGATTAATCTTCCGGGACTTGGTTCATTAGAAGTAAGAGAAAGAGCTGGACGAGAAGGAAGAAATCCTCAGACTGGCGAAAAGATTGATATTCCTGCAAAGCTTTATGTGAAGTTTAAAGCATCTAAGGCTTTTAAAGACGCTATCGCCGAATAATGGAGGATTTATGAGATTTATAGATTTTGATTCTATGTCAGATTTCGCTGAAAAGCTTATTCAGGCATCTGTATCTAGTGGCGACAAAAATCGTTATTGCGGAGTTGCTGTATGCAATTACGAAGTAGCCACTGGGCTTCTCGAAGAATTAGCAAAACGCAGTCAAAAATTCAGACACATTGATTTATCTGCTCCCGAAGTATCTGGCTATCTTAAAGAATATGCCATTATGGTGACAGAAAAAGGAATTTACTGCGAAAAAATGTATAAGCCGAATAATATGCGCCTTAATTTTAGAGGTTGTACTATTCCGGTATATGTTCACGGAGAATGTTTTGACGAAATTGAAAATCTTGTAAATAAAGATTCTTTCGCGTTCAACATTATCCCTAAAGAATATAAGAAAGCAGAAAAGCAGCCGGATAACACTGCTCCTTCTGTTTACAGATTAATCTGGGAAAACTTTAGTTAATCTTAGATTATATTGAATTTTATAGAGCGGAAGCCGCTCTTTATTGGCTGTTGGCGAAACGGAAACGCAACGGAATTTGACTCCGTGAATTCAGGGTTCGAATCCCTGGCGGCCAGTATTTAATTGATAGTGATTTATAGAAATGCAAATATCGGCATTTCGGCAAAAGGTGTTCATGTACCCTCTTGCCATATAGACCACTATCACTAGCCCTTGGCTATCCTTGTGATGGTTGAGGGCATTTTTTGGCTTTTTTACAGAAAGGATGTGATTCTTCTGGCAACTACACAAACAAAAACTCGAGGCAAAGGAAAGAATCCTCCTGTTGCGGAAGTTCGTGCCGAAAATGAAAAATTAAAAGCTGAATTAGAACGTATTAAAAATAGTGCCTATTGCCATATGTGTGACAAACACAGGTCGAGAATATATTTTTACGAAAATTATGATCCTCGGAGTAAAGGGAAAGTCTCTCCTATTTGCATCGACTGTGCAAGAAAAATTGCCATGCGAACAGACGATAAAGGGATTGAGCATTCTCCAACAAAAGAGTCCCTAATTGAAGCGTTAAGATATGTAGATAAACCATTTTTCGAATCACTATACAATTCCAGTATTGAAGAATCAAAAAATGAATTTTCTGGACAGACACCGAAAACATTTTACGGTTGTTACATGAAGAATATTCAAATGCCGCAATATCGGACGTACAGATTTAAAGATTCTGACATATTTCAAATACCGGATTCTTCTCCAGAAAAGGAAATTGATGAGCAAGAAATGATTGCTTCTAAAGAGGGATTAGATGTGTATGATAGTTTTCAGAAAAACAAAGAAGATGTTATCCGATTATTAGACTACGACCCTTTTGAGCAAGAATCTGTGAAAGACCAACCACTCTTATACTCTCAACTTCTTGGAATGTTAGATGCTGACGGAGAAGGAAATGACGACATGATGCGAATTGCTTCTTGCGTGTCTATCGTTAGAAGCTTCTTACACCAGTCTAAAATCGACGATGCAGTAACGAAAATGATGATAGACCCGCTAAGAATAAAGGATAATTCTGCGAGTATAAAATCACTGGAATCCAGTAAAGGTGACATTACTAGAAATATCACAAATTTAGCGGCAGAAAGCTGCATCTCATTGAAAAATAATAAAAATGCAAAAAAAGGCGAAAATACTTGGACTGGCAAAACAAAGAAAATGAAAAACCTGAATCTTCGAGAAAGCGAAGTAAATGGGTTTGATGTTTGGACTTGTCGGGGTATGCAACAGGTTATGGAGATGAGCGACGCATCTATTATGAAGCAGCTTAATCTTGATGAGTCTGAATGGTCTGATATTGTTGCCGAACAGCGAGTGTTGCTTAGAAAAACTCAAGAAAATTGTAGGCAATACGAAGAAATATCGCGAATTTTGCTTAGAGAGAATATTGATTTAAAGGATTTATTAAGAGAACATGATTTGTTAGAAGAAGATAATCTTGTTGACTTAGATAAACTATATTCTTGTTTCTCTGGCGAAAATGAGGAGGCTGTCTCAAATGACAATCAATCCGAAAGCTGAGAAAACAATCAATGAAATTTATTCAAAAGTAAATATCGAAGATTATAATATTAAAATTTCCGACAAAAAGACTTTAAATGAAAAATATTTAAAAAATATATTCGGCGAAGCAGACAATAATACTATCTACGTTCGTCCGGGAATATACGCCATGTCTACTAGAAAAATCGAATCTCTCATTGCTCTTGCCGAAATCCAAAGATATTATCAAGCAAATCCTGTTCGGTTTATTGATGACTGGTTCAATATCGAACTGCTTGACGCGCAAGCATATATCGTTCAAAGGGCTTGGGTATGTCCAAATGTGTTACTGGTATGTAGTCGTGGATTTGGTAAATCTACAATTACAGATATTATCATTATGGCAAAAGATATGCTGTTTTCAAATTACTGGAGCTATATTGCTAGTGGTTCTGGTAGTCAGGCTGAACAGACTTTTACGACTCTTGAAAAACTTGCGAACGATAATATTGATAGCATGATGGGTTCTACTGGCTATATTTTTAAAGATGAGGTCGAAGTTAAAAATGCCGCCGGAGACGGATTCAGTCATTCATCTGATGGGTTCTCGTACTCTCTCTACAATGGTTCAATGACGAAAACACTTAATAGTAACGTTGACAAGAAGCGCGGCGCAAGAGGCAACTTAGTTGTTTTTGATGAGTGTGGATTCTTAGACGCAGATATGATGCATACATATGCTGCTTTTGTCATTGTTAATAAAGGGTTTGCTACAGGAAAAGACAGAGATGGAAATTCGATAGACATAAATCGACTTCGTTCTATCCCCTCTCCTATTCCTAATCAGCTCTTTTATATTAGTTCCGCTTCAAGCGTGGATACTGAATTTTATAGGTTATACAGAGACTTCTCTAAGAGAATGATTATGGGCGACACCGATTATTTTGTTGCTCAAATTGATTGCGAGATTGTTTTGAAGCCAACAAAACGAGGTAAAGTTATCGCTCCTCTCTACTCTCGCTCTACTATCGAAGCAGCAATGAGAACCAATCCCGAAAAAGCTCGTAGAGAATATTATTGCGAGTTTACTACAGATGCTGGAGTTAATGCAATCGTTCGGCGAGGAGTTATTACTCGAAATGAAGAGACCCGTAAACCACTTCTATACAATGATACTGGCGACAAAAAATTCATTATTGCATATGACCCTGCTCGTTCACGAGATAATTCTGTAATTCTCGTATGTGAGGTATACGACTTTGTGCAGGTAAACGGAACTATCGATAAAAGAATGAGAATTGTTAATTGCATTAATCTTGTAGATGTCGGGAAAAAGATAAAATCCCCGATGCAGACACCAGATCAGATTGAATATTTAAAGAAAGTCATTCTTGATTATAATGGCGGAGCAGATGCTTATGGGAATATCTTGGCCGTATATATTGATGCAGGTTCTGGCGGTGGTGGTGTAAATATTGCGGACTATCTTATGCCAGACTGGACAGATAAATTTGGAATTGTTCATCGTGGCTTAATAGACAAAGAATATTCTGCTGAATACGTGAAAAAATTCCCTAATGCCGTAGATAAAATCCGTCTTATGTCTCCTGCTAAGTATAAATCTGAGATGTTTGAAGCAATGATTGAACTACTGAATCAAGATAAAATCAGTTTTACATCACAATATGATAATAAAAAGTATCTCACAGTATTTGATATAGACGAAGAGATGCTTCGGAAGCAAAAAGAAAAAATATCTAAGGAATTAAAAAAGAAAAAGCTAGACGAAAACGAATTCGAACGTCAATTAAGTGAAAAGATTAAAGAAATTCAATCGGTAAAAACAAAGATGATTAAGCTGGATTGGATGGATGAAATCGCTTTGGCAAATATTGATGCTTTGAAGGAAGAGCTTGTCAACATGGTTAGAAAAAAACGTGATTCTTATAAGGATTCATTTGAGTTAGCTCCTGAGAAGGCGAATAAAATGCATGACGATAGAGCCTACGTTTGTGCGATGGCAGGCTACGGATTAATGGAAGAACGCCGTAAAGCAATCACTCAAAGAAAAAAAGTTCCAAAAAAGAATCTCGTAGGGCAACTTACAATTCGAAGAGGAAAAGAAATTTCTTCATTTTAAGGAGGTGTGGCGATGCCACAAAATAAGGTGGACAACGCACCTGCTGCTCAACCAAGCGCTAGTGAAATGCGTAATTGGTATGAAGAGCATAAAAAACAGATTGAAAAATATGAAGACACGAATAATGCGTTAAAAAATCTTAGAGATATCACAAAGTCTTCTTCTTACAGGACAATAAGTAATTATAGTAAGGAGACTGTTAAATCATATCTAAAAAATATCTCAAGCAATGAAAGCAATCTTAGAAATCTATCTCGTTTCTTATTTTATAGAAGCGAAGTCTATTACCGGCTCGTGAAGTATTATGCCGGACAACTCGATTTATCTATTCGTAGCGTTATCCCAAACTACAGTCTGACCGAAGACAATGATAAAGACGCTGTTTTACAGTCTTTTGAAGAAACATCGAAAAAATTAGATGAGATGAATATTCAGTATGAATTTTTTAAGGCGGCTGTTGTTGCTCTAAGAGAAGATGCGGCTTATTACTGCGCTTATTATACCGAAGGAGAAGGATTATTTCTGCTCCCGCTCGACCCTGATTATGCAAAAATTCAAGGAGAATACAGTGACGGTTCATATGGTTTTGCTTATGACATGAGCTACTTTAGAAGAAATAAAGAATTCTTAGAGTATTGGGGAGAACCTTGGCAATCTATGAACAACGAATATGAAAGTACGGGAGAAAAATGGCAGACGGTACCAGAAGAATATGGCGTTTGTATAAAATTTAGAGCTGAAGACTGGGAAACTGTTGTTCCTCCGTTTGCTCCTATGTTCATAGATATTATTAATTTGCTAGATTTAGCAGAATATCAGGCTGTTCAAGAAGCCGCAAATATTTATAAGCTTATTTGGCTCGAAATGGAAACGCTTAACGGAACAAATGAGCCGGACGATTGGAAAGTAAATCCGCAAATCATGATTGAATATTTCGATCGTATGTTAAATGAAGCCCTTCCAGATTATGTTTCTGCCGCCATTGTCCCGGGAAAGTTGAAAGAAATTAGTTTCCCAAATGACGCTTCTACAGACGTAACAAAAGTTGAAAAAGCAACAAGTGAAATTTTGAATACTGCTGGAGGCGCTCAAGTTTTAAATTCTTCGACTGTTTCTGGTACTACTGCATTCACTGGCTCAATGAAAGTAGACTCCGAATTCGCCCTTTCTTCTCTTATTCCACAAATTGAAAGAATCGTAAATAGACTTCTTAAATATTATTGCTCCAATCCATGCAGAGTAAAATTCTTCGAAATTTCCACTTTTACGAAAGAAGAATACAAAAAGACTATGATGGAATCTGCTCAATACGGACTTCCAACTAAATTGATGGTAAATAACTTGAATGGATTCTCTGAAATGGATACTTTAGCTCTTAATTTTTTGGAAGAAGAATGTTTGGGATTATCCGATATCTTTAGACCTTTGCAGTCTTCTTATACTACTACTTCCGATTCTTCTGGTGGCGGACAGGCAAAAGACGATTCCGACTTAACAGACGATGGTGAAGCGAGCCGAGATAAAAGAGATAACTCTAATTAATGGAGGTATAAATGCCAAATTTTATTAAAACATCCTTTACAGACACCGCGGAACAGCTCAGAGCAGTTGGATTTTGCGAAGTCCAATCCAGCGATGGGAAATATACATTTATAAATGACATCGAAAAGTTAAAATTCAACGACGATGTTATTGATAGAACAAAGATTAAATGCAGCAACATGCTATGCATTTAGTCTTCTCCTCTTTTGGAGATAAAAAATAAATCGAAAGGAGGATTGGATGAAAAAATTACTATTTATTGAAGATTTATATGAATTTTATTTCAGCAAATACAAGCGTTCTACTCATTTTAGTTCAAAAAAAAGTGGATATCCACTCGTTGTTCAAGTGCGAGGAAGTCTATGTTTTGACGATGATTCTAATGAGAAAGCGGGTTTACTCTCCGTTCACTTACAATCATGCCACACAAACCTTAATGATAATGGTTCTTTTATAAGCGATGAAAATATGGAGAAATCTCTTTCCACTTTTAAAAATCGCCCCATTCTTGCATACATACACGAAGTAGATGGGCAGCCTGAATTTTACGGTCATAACATGCATGAAGATGAAAATGGAGATGTCGTATATGACGAATTTCCAATCGGAATTATTCCAGAATCTTGTAATGCAAAAATCGTATATGACGAGGAAAAAGGCAAAAATTATGTCGAAGTTGATGGCTATATATTCGAAGAATATTCGAAAGCAGCAGAAATCCTGCAGAGAGAGCAAGAATGTGCTGTATCTGTTGAGCTTTCTATTAATGAATTAAGTTATAACGCAAAAGAAAAATATCTCGAAATTGAAGATTTCTTCTTTTCTGGAGTAACTATTTTAGGGAAAACTCCTAGTGGACAACCAGTAAATCCGGGTATGCAGGGAGCAAATATTAGGTTATCGGACTTTGAGGAAAAGAATAATAGCTTATTTTCTAATTATTCAGAGCAGATATCTGAAATGCAGGAGAAGTTAGATACTCTTCTCTCTCATTTTGATAATAAAAATTCAAAGGAAGGAGGAAATATTAAGAATATGTTTGAAAAATTACTAGAAAAATACGGAAAAACTGTTGAAGACATCACGTTTGAGTATGATGGTTTAACTGACGAAGAACTTGAAGCAAAATTTGCAGAAGTATTCTCTGAGAAAAATCCTTCCAGTAAAGAACAGACATTTACAAAGTCTTTCGAGCTTTCTCATAGTGATATTCGCTATGCTTTATATAATTTATTATCCGCGTATGAAGATGCCGACAATGAATACTACTACATCAACGATGTATATGACGATCATTTCACATACGAAGGTTGGTATAACGGGAAAATCTACGGTCAGAAGTATTCTAAAGATGAAGACAATGTTTCTTTTACAGGAGACAGATATTCACTTCATAGAGAACTCTTAACAGACAGTGAATATGCTGAATTAAATGAAATGCGTAAGAATTATGCGGCTCTTGTTGAATTTAAGCAGAACACAGAAAATAAAGTTCTTCATGCAGAAAGAGAAAGCATTCTCATGAGTGAAAATTATGAAGTTATTGCCGAAAAAGATTCTGAAGGTAATTTCGCGAATGAAGATTTTGCGAAACTTTTTGAGGATATGGATAATTATTCATTAGAGAATCTAACAAAAGAAGCTAATGCCATTTTAGGCAAATATGCTATTAATAAGGCGACATTCGCTGAAAACGGCGAAGCCAAATGTAAGAAGCTCACCAAGTTTGGGAATGCTTCTAAGCCAAAAAAGAAAAGATATGGAAATCTTTTCGACTAATATCTGACAAAGTAATTGAGTGCCGGAAAGCACTCTTTTTTATTGCAAAAAATAAAGGAGGAACCACATGGCTATTAAATTTGCTGTAGACAAGCATACTGTGTGCAATCCTGGTAATTTACTCGCGAGTAAGTATGGAGAACATATGGTCAGCTTAAATATTACACAGGACACAGATAATGGACGAATTGTCAAAGTAGGCGAAATGGAAACTTTAGATGCGTACAAAGTTGAAGAGGCTAGCACTATCGATGCTTACATCTTCGATAAAAACGCTGACGGTACTTGGCTGGTTGTTGTAAACAAAGCAGAAGAACGTATCGCTTTAATCTATCAGAAACCATTAATTGATTACGAAAGCCCAAGAGCATTAACACAAATCTCTAACTTTTATAATGACCCAAAAGATGGCCCAGTTAGAGGATATGTTTTACATTCTTTAGACAGATTTTCACTGTCAGATGAAGGCTTTAGCGGAACACCAAAAAAAGGCGGCAAAATCACAACTATTACTGACGGTAAGTTAGTTGTTGCCGAATAGAAGGGAGGGGAAAATAAATATGTTAAAATTTAGTACACAACATTTAAGAAATGTATTTTCTGACGAAGAAAAATATAAAGTTTTTAGAAAACTCTGCTATGACTTAAATCATGGAAATGAAATTTTCGAGTACGGAGACGACGGCGTTGAAAGAGCAATCTCAAAAGATGAAGCTAATAAGGCTGTCCGCAAAGTTCTTATGGAAATCTGCGAACTTGACGAAACTGACTTAAAGTCTAAGAAAAAGCGTAAGAGAGCTCTTAAATCCCATTTAAATGAGGTATTCGAGGTAATCGAAGAAGATGTAGATTTCAAAGTATCTACTGCCTTCAAGGATTCCGAATGGTTCAATGAGTTCGTTGAACAGAGAAATGTTGCTCTTGGAGATGATGAAGAGTTCTGGACGCAGGATGATATTATGCTTGCAGTTGCAAAAATTTCAGGCGACCATCATGACCTTACAATGCAAAACCTCGGAGAAGGTGAATCCTTCAAAGTTCACACTTCTACTTACGGAATGAAAGTAGGTAAAGATATTGATTTAATCCTTCTTGGAAGAGTCAACTTTACAGAACTCACAGATAAGATTGCTGAAGCATTTGCATCCATGATTCAGACAACTTGCTATGAAGAAGTATATAATGCATCCAGCAAACTCCCGAATAATTCTCAGTTTGTTAAGTCTGGCCCTCTGAGTTCAGAGACAAAAGAGAAATTCGACACACTCCTCGAAGACGTTGCTACCGCAAACGAAGCAGAGATTGTCATTATGGGAACAAAAATGGCTCTTAAGAAGATGAACGCTTTAGCTGATATCGACTGGAGATCGAATTCACAGAAAGAAGCTGTTGCATCTCTTGGACACCTTGGTACATATGAAGTAACAGACTTAATCGAAATTCCTCAGAGATTTGCTCGCAACGACGTTACAAAGAAGTTAATCGACAATAAAATGTTGCTTATCTTTGCAAAGAATCAGGAAAAATTCGTTAAGTTTGTAGACAAAGGCGAAACTGAAATTACAGAAGATGGACAGAATAAAGGTGACTTAGCAGATGACTTCCAGACATACGAAGTACAGAGAGAAATGGGCGTAAGTACTATTCTCCCACGCTATTTCGGAGTATGGAAAATCACTGAATAAAGATAATTTCTTAGCGGGTGAGTACTCTTTTTACTCTCCTGCTATTTTTAGGAGGAAAACGGATTGGCTACTACAAGAGCGATTAAAACTACAAAGAAAACTCCTGCTGCTCCCGCAGTTCCAAAAGAAACTGTGGCTACAGTAGAAGTTACAAAAGAAAAAAGAAAATTTGAACCCGAAGAATTAGTTTCTTGCGTATCTGTAACGCCCGGAGAATTATTTATGGTCGGATACAAGAGCCATAACTTATATACGTGGGCAGATTCAGATGATGTTATTGGAGTAGAATTCAGAGATTTGGATTATGCCGTTAAAGCAAGAAAGGCAACAGTTACAGAGCCATATATCGTGGTTGATGACGAAGATTTCTTAGCTTTACACCCATTTTTAAGAGACATCTACGCAGGAATTTATTCAATTAATGAACTTAAGAGCATTTTATCCTTATCTCCATCTCAGATGGAAAGAACAATTAAAGCCCTTCCTGAATGGGCAATCAATTCTTTTAAAACAGTTGTTTCTAGTATGGTAGATGATGGAAGTTTAGATAGTATTAAGAAAATCAAAATTCTTGACGATATTTTTGGTACTGAAATGCTACTTAAATTAACAAACTAAAGTGGGTGACTCGATGGTAGTCATTCCATACGAAGATATTTATTCTCGATTTCGTCTGAAAATTACAGATTTTAAAATGTTGTCTATGGATGAAGATTTACTAGAATTGATGTGTCAAGAATGGCTAATGGAATCAGTCTCGAACCCTCGTTTTAGAAAAATGTTCTCATCTTTTACTGCCGATAATGTAAAAAAGATTATTAGCTTTGAGTTATTATATCCAGTAGATGACGCATCAGATTCTTATTTTATCACTTCCTTACTATCATTAACTATGGCAATTCAGTGGCTTCAACCCCAAGTAGATTCTATTCTTAATACCGCTCCAATGATTGGCGGAAAGGAAGAAAAGAAGCTTTTGGATAACCACAAGTACTCTATCCAACGCTTAGAATCAATGAAAACCGAGCAAAAAAAGATGATTCGTGATTATGGATATATGTACAATTCATATCTAAGTAAAGAGTGATGCCATGAAATATCTATATGGAAACTTTTCAGATGAACAAATATCTTATCAAGCAAAAAATATGCATTCCGAAATTCACAGGCTTTTAATTTACAAAGATAAAAATATAGTTCCGAAAAATTTCAACTCGGATGAAGATTTTCTTAGTTATTTTAAGAATATTCTTATGAGATATGGCGGATTAAACTCTCTCCTCGGAGAACCTCCGGGTATGGTCTTATTTATGAGTACTCTGCAGGCTGCACTGGAAGAATGCTTGGATTCTGATTTCGACTACTCTAAATTTAGAAAGCTTATTTTTGACGCGCACGGATATTTAACTCAAATGTTTGGGGAGGTGCGTGAAGATGCCAAGTCTTGAAGCATATAAGCGTCTATTATCCTCCCAAGGTCAAACCAGTGGACAAGCAAAAAAGTATCATTCAGATATTGCAATGGAAGCAACTTGGGATAATGACATCCAATCAAAAACGGCATATATATATGACTACTACCATGATGACCAGCCAGACTGTGTAAACCACATGACTTATGATGAGAATTCAACTAAAACAAAAATAGATATTAAATTCATTATTAATAGCTACGGTTCTTTGTCAAAAGATGATGTGGATTTTCACATAATTTTCAAGCCGAGTCAGTCAGTCGAGTTTGAGGAGGGCGATGAGCTGTATTATTATCAAAGAGATTATGCAGACCACTATCATTCCCGCTTTCCTATCGGTATGTTTATTGACATTCCGAATGATCGCGGCGTTTATGAAAAGTGGTTGATTGTAAATTCAGAAAGAGGAAATCAGTTCGTAAAATATTTCGTCCTTCCATGCAATTACAAGTTGTTTTGGATTGAAATTGACGGGAATAAACGGATTAAGCGAACAATGTGGTGCGTAAAAAGGACTCAAAGCTCTTACAACAGCGGCCTGTGGACTGACAACGTGTTTACTTCCACAGAGAATCAGTCGAAAATTTGGCTACCACTAAATCCTCTAACGGAATACTTTTACTATTCGAATAATGGCAAGAATCAGCGCCTTATCGTTGGTGCGCTTACAAAACATCCGACGGTCTGGCAAATCAGTAAAATTGAGAATGCTGAACCGATTGGAATTCAAAAGGTAACATTATCTCAAGATTTCTTCAATAAAAGTACGGATTATGTAAACTTCCAAACAGGCGAGATGTACGCTGACTACTACTCTTCAAGCGTAGAACCAGAGAATAGTAACATAAATAATTCTTGCGTGTTATCATCCAGTTCAAATGTTATTAAATGCGAAGGTAGTTATAAACTCATTATGGCAAATTTCTATGATTCAGACGGCAATGACATTACGTCAGGATATCTTGATTCTATCACTCCCGCATCGTGGACTTGTTCAATTGACGGAGAGGATTTTACGTCTAATGAGCTAATCTCGTGGAAAAAGCAGGAAAATCCAAATGAAATCCGAATAAAAATCGGCAACGCAAAAAAATATTTAACAAAAGTGCTGGTAGTAAGATGTTCTACAGGAGAAGACGTTTCTGGAGAAATACAGCTTGAAATTTCAGCAGTATAAAGGAGGATTCTATGAGTTATGAATTTAAAACCAAGCGACAGCTTTTAGATAAGTTTATTTCGTATACGGAAACTCCTGATAACGATAATGTTCGATTCAAGCGAAAAATAAAAAAGGAGCTTCTAAAATGTCCGGAAATATTGTATTTACTGCATAATAAAGACTATGAAAATGAGTTGTTTTCTCAGGATGGTCTTTTAAATGAAGATGGTGAATGGGACAAATATTTCGGAGATAACATAAGAAACTACCTCTTCTTCCCAGAAGCGCAGCCAGAAGTTAAAAATTTCTTGTGCTATCAGACATCTTTTAAAGAGATTCCTCTTTATAATACCGTAGAAAAACAAATGCAAGTGACATTTACTATTTATTGCGATTGTCGTGACAATATTGTTCCCGACATCGGAGAACCTCGCCATGACTTAATCGGTGCAATATTACTAGAGAAATTTGCTTGGAGTAATGTTTTTAGCACGCAATGCAAAGTCGTAAGCGACAGAGAATCTACTACCGATACTAATTATGCGACACGAAAGATTATTTTTGAAGCAACACTTCCGAACAGCCGAGTTCGCACTAAAAATGGTCTCACTGGCTATGTGGATGTAGTTAAGTAGGTGATTATATGTCTGGGAAAATACAGTTTGATGAGCTGCAGATGTATTATCAGATTCCATATAAAGTGAATGATTTTATTACAATCTATCAGCCAACAATCGGAGAAATTATGGAATTGGGTGATTTAAGGTTCTATGCATCTCTCTACCCTTTCACATGTAACCCAACATCTATGCGACTCAAGCTTTGGGACGATGGGCTTGACTGGAATAAAGTCAGTGAATTTGAATTATTCATAATTCTTCATCCTAATATGGATTTTCAAGCACTTCCTCTTGTGTTCGGGGATTTTGATTTTTCTAAACTAACACCAATGAAACATACTGATACAAACAAAATTTCGCTCGATTATGTTGAAGAGGACGAATTTGGAGAGATTATATCAGATGTTCCGGTAATAGACGAAGAAACTTATCATGTTATTGCAGAGTATATTCGTACTATGTTAAATCAGCATCCTAAAACTGAAAGAGCCAAAGGAAGAGCTACAAAAGAAGCAATTATCGAAGAAGATCGCATGAATTTGGAATTTGCAAAAAAGAAAGGCGAATTAGAACACTCTATCCTTCTTCCTCTCATTTCTTCTATGGTCAATCATCCGGGATTCAAATATAAGAAAAAGGAGCTTATCGACGTTGGAATTGTAGAATTTATGGATAGCGTTCAGCGCCTACAATTATACGAAAATGTTACCGCTTTAATGTCTGGAGTTTACTCTGGAATGTTAGACACATCAAAAATGAATTTATCTAAAGAACTTAATTGGCTAAGAGATTTATCGGAATCCTCTTAGTCTTTTTTATTTTACACAAAAAAAACACAAAGGAGTGAAAATTATGGCTTTTAAATTAGGCGATATTATTATTGATAGACTTCAAATCGCAATGGCTGAAGACTTTAGCGGAAATCCGTTATATACTCTTACTCAGCTTCAGGAAGCTACAATCGAAACATCTGCAGAAAGTACAGACGCTGTAGACAAGACTGGAACTCTTGTAAAGAGATTCTGGAAAGGCAAAACTGGTACATTTACTGCAACAAACTCTATGTTAAACGTAGATATTATGGCTGCTGGTTCTGGTTCTGCCAAGAAGGTTGCCTCTGGAACAAATAAGATTCCTATGCCGAAAATTGAGACAGTTAAAGCTGGTTCCACTATTACACTTGCAAAGGGATATGACCCTGAGAGCGTAACTGTAAATGCTTATTCTCCTAATGGAACAATGGGAGCATCTTTCAAGAAAGGTGAAGCTGCCAATGCAACAGACTTTACTATCGCTACCGACAGCGGAATCCTTACACCTCCAACTGCTGACGGAGAAACAATGTATGTTGTAAAATACGACAGGGCCGTAGAAGACGGAATTGCTATTCAGAATGAAGCAGACAAATTCCCTAAGACAGTTAAACTTACTATCAAAGCTCTGTTTGTTGACCCATGTACTGCAGATACATTAAGAGCTGGATACATCGTTATTCCTTCCTTCCAGGTATCTCCAGAAGTATCAATTTCTACTACAACTGATGCAACTCTTGATTACACAGGAGATATGCAGGTTGACTACTGTTCTGAAGATAAGGTATTATATCAGATTTTCATGGCAGCCGACGACGAGGAAGACGAATAATTATTAGCAAAAGGGGAGACAATCTCCCCTCTTATTTTATGAGGTGAAATATGAGCAAACGCTTAAATAGAACTTGTATTTGTTGCGGGACTAATTACAGGTATTGTAATAGATGTGCCGAAGATGCAGGTAAACCATCTTGGCTCAGAAATTTCCATGATGAAAACTGCCGCAAAATTTTCTATGCGGTAAATGACTTTAATCATGGCGAAATCACCGCTTCAGATGCAGCTAAAATATTAAAAAACTGCGACTTATCTAATAAAAGAAATTTCAAAGAATCCATTGCCAATATTATTGACAAAATAATGGAAACAGCGGCTCCAAAGCCACGAGTAAAGAAAGCTTCTCAAGCAAGAAAAGAACTTTCTGATAAAACGATTGAATAGTGATTATATATAGGGGTATAACGTCACTATTCGATGCGTTGTTCCCCATTTTTTGGATTTGAAAATAATAGAATTTTACATACATATAATAAGGAAGGAAAAGGATTGAATGAAAGAAACTATGCAAAGCGACCGGACAGGAATTACTTATATTCCAGCCGACAGCATTAGAATTCTGAATATTAAACAGGCAGGATTCTATATGGAAAATTCAGCAACTTTGCTAGACGTATATCCAAGTAAAGACTTTAAAACTGGTGACGATATTGTTGTATTCGTTTTTGATAAAAAAGAAACTTTTGATTTATACAGAAAATGGATGGATAGACGTAATGAAAATATTGGAGAAACAAATTAGAAAATATGTTATTGCTACTCTCTCATCTCCTACTCGCTATTTAAAATCCCTTCACTTTGGAAGATATTGTTTTGTAGAAGACATCGAGGGAGCTACTAAGTTTCTAAGCAAAAAACTTGCAAATAAAATGATCTCTTACTACATAGCTGACACCGGAGATTCAGATGTTGAACTTGTTGTTGTTCCTGTCGAAATAACATATAACTTAATTAAAGAGATGGTGGATTAGATGGGATTATATTTAGATAACGCTTCTACTACTCCCCTTTTGCCGGAAGTAAAAGACTTTATAATAAATAATCTTGACACTTTTGGAAACCCAAATTCGAGCCATAAAATCGGCGACAGAGC